TTATACCATCATTAAACCAAAAGAATTGGATTTTAGCAAGTTGAATTTCAGAACGGGATAGATCATATGCTTTGCTGGTATCCGACCACGTCCCTTTTCAATTATCTCAATCACGACATGTTCGAAAACAGACCTCAGGATTTCGTTTTTCTCCGTTTTGTCATTGGTGGATTCATATTGCTGGAGCACAGATTCGAGATTTCCCCTTACAGCTTCCACGTTTATTTCCTCTTCGCCTTCCTGCACTCCTTCTACGGCTGTTTCCATCTCTTCTAGCTTCTTTAATTCTCCCTTCAGTTCTGCCATCCGCTCATCAAAAACCTCATCCGTATATTTCCCACTCTCATACTTTTCGTAAATGAATTTTTCTCTGGCTTTAAGTTCTTTGCGCCGTTGGTTAACATGTTCGGACAGTGCTTCCTTGCTTAAGGTTAATTCTTGGCTTTTCTTGTTACTAGCTATCACTTTGCCGATCTGATCCTGTAGCCTTTCATTATCCAATGCACTGAAATATTGAAGTGTTGCGATCAGATCTTCTTCTACTGCTCTGTACTTGACAAATGTACACCCGGGCTGAGTGCACCAGAGAAATTCCTTATGGTATGTGCTAACTTTCCCTTCTTTAGTTTTATATTTTTGCACACTATATTGTCGAATCATTCTGCGACCGCACTTTATACAAACACAAAGCCCAGCCAACTCGCAAGGAGAGAATTCCATTTTAGTTCTTGGCTTATGGGCTGATTCATTAACTTTTTCTTGTGCGGAGTGCCAAAGTTCTTCACTAATTATTCGAGGAACAGCGTCGCGGCGAATGATATGTTCTTCCTCTGGCCGCGCAATGCGTTTACCGTTAATTCTTTGCGTCGTGCGAAATCTCAAAACACCATTATATCTTTCGTTAGTAATCAACTGACGGATAGCTATCGGGTGCCAATCAGTTTTACCTTTAGGTGTTTTAATTAACGTGTTCCGTTTTAAATAGGTTGCTAAAGCTCTGAAGCTTACATCTCTACGTTTTCCGTTTTTTGTCGGCACACCATTGACGTAGTAGTCGAACAATATGCGGACAACGGCAGCTTCCTCTTCATCAACCTCCAATTTACGTGTTTTCTTGTTGTAGGTGAAACCAAAAGGAGCCTTTCCAGATACCCACATACCGCCCATTGCATTGTTTACTCTACCGCCAAAGAGTCGTTCTCTCGTTGTTTCAAACTCCTCTCGACTCATAAACAGCTCGAAACGAATTTGACGCAAGTCAGAAGGATTGCGAGGGTCATAGACTTTATATGGAGTGATTATGAAGATTCGATTTTCTTGAATCAAATCATAAATAACACCCATGTCTGTATAACTACCGCGTCCCATGCGGCTGATTTCCTTAACTGCAATAGCTTGGTATTTCTTTTCTCTGAGGTCCCGTATAACACCTTGAAAAACTGGTCGAGATTCGATTTTATCTCCTGATCCTATCTCTGAGCGTTGTTCATAAGGAATACCGATCGGCTCTAGAAAACGATCCATAAGATCTTTTTGAGCCTTAAGCGTGTCTTCTTTTGTACGTTTCTCAAGTTCTTCGTCCTGGCGCGACTTACGGAGATAATTCAGTATAAATTCGATTCCGAGACCAACTAAGTATTCGCGCTTCAGCATGTTCTTGACCTCCTTTTGGTTTGTATAAATGTATTATAGTCAAACCAAAAGACTAAAGCAAAATATTCTTGCCGACATTTTTCGTGCTAAAAAAAGAAAAAAAATAGACGCAGAACCGTCTCCATTAGGATTTAGACGTGCTATATTTATATCATGGAAAATGAATCAAGAGGCCGCCCGACACAATCACCTACCCTATGAGGGTACGCTGCGGGCGAGCCTCTTTTTCATGTCCTGACAGCCTACAACCGTCTGAGACACGCGCCAAGTGCAAGCACGTCGGATTGGATACCCGAGCTCTAGTGTGGCTTAGATTGGCTTGTAGGAGGTCATAAAAGGAGGGTTCTTCGGTGGATAGAAAAATTGTCATCAGTATTAATGAATCTGGAAACCTCACTGTTGATTATCAAGGGGAGTTTAGCATCATCGAAGCGCTTGGCATGATAGAGTGCGCCAGGATCGTTGTTGCAGATGAGTTTCCATCAACCGAAGCGTCCGAATAACGGTGATAAGCACACCCGACAGTTGCCCCAACATAGCGGCGGCTGTATACCGGTTATCGGGTGATGCATCACATATATGCGTGGTGGCGGAATAGGAAGACGCACACACCCACTTCAGACGGCTGGTGCGGCATGTGACACAGGTATGTGGTCGAGTCACTGCCATGCAAGGGTGCAAGTCCCTTGCCCACGCAAACACGCTGTCCCGGCGTTAACGGTCAAGCTTCGCTTGGTTCAGTCGGGATGGCGAACACAACAAGGAGCCGCAGGGATGCTTTCCCATACGGCTCATAACTATCATATCAAATTTGGGTCGCCTCCGGGCGGCTTTTTTCATGCCCGGAAAGGAGAATGAGGATGGCAAACTACGCACCGAGAACAGGCAAGGTAATACGGAGTGACGGTTCGATTGTGAATGAGGCGGATGGGATTAACCCGGACGGGAGTATCAATGTTAGATCAGCAGCCGAGGATTCGGTGGGACATGAAACACTTACGCTTAATAGCATGGCTGCGGGACTGGCGTCGATCCCAGAAGGTGCAACAAAGGCCGCTCTTACCGTCGAGGACAATGCAGCTAGATATTGGCTGGACGGTAGCAATCCAACGGTGACAGCAGGGCATAAGCTTGATCCTGGGGATCGCCTGTCGCTTGACTCTCGGTCGCAGGTCGATAAGTTTCGGGCAATAGCGGTTTCGGGGTCTTCGAGATTGCAGGTGTCCTACTTTGGGGTGCCTAGTGATGGGCCTGATCCAGGACCAGTCAAGGTGATGGCATTAGTCGCTTCTTCAGAGAAAAATACTGGATTCAGAGCCACAGCGGCAGCAGGATTGATTGCAGAAGGCGGAGCTACCTATCGAGACTCTTTCATTTTTGAGTATGACACGGAAAACCCGCGCTTCATTTTTTCAAACTATAACTTGCAGAACCCCGGCCCGAACCCAATCACAATCAAGATGGCAGCGAAAATTAACGGGATTTTCCACTCTTTTTCTTTTGGAGGGAATACAACTACCACAGTGGCACCAGGCGCTACAGTGGTTTCCGACCCAATTGCAGCGAGTGTCGCCAAAGGACAGGTGGTTGTTGTTCAAGCACTGGTCACAGTTGAAACCGGGCAGACATGGCCGACTAGCGGGTGGACAATGCCTCATGTACCAGGCAAAACAGACAACACGGCAATTGACTTTCCCGACACTCCAGCATCCGTAGGCTTCGGTCCTATAGGGTGTTTAGGAGATATCTCGGAGGACGATAAGGTGCCATCGATAGCACTTATAGGTTCATCCAGCGTCATGGGTACCGGTGATCTTTCAGGCCAAGGGTTTGCCCGTAGGTCAGTGGAAGGGAAGTACCCGTATATTCGGTTCGGCAGCGCAGGATATACCGCAAGAAGCTTCGTCCTTGGTTCTTTGACTCAATTGGCATTCTTCCAAGAATACACCGACGCAGCTTTGATTGATCTAAGCTCGAATGATGTGGAAAGTGGGAGGACACTACAGCAGATTAAGGATGATTTGATGACGATTTTCACAGAACTGCACAATCGAGGTCTCAAGGTCTACATGTGTACACAGCGACACCGTACAAACAGCACAGACAATTGGAACACATTGGAGAATCAGACGTTTCCAGATGCCGCAAAGTATGGGCCGGGCAGTGTGATGGATGAATTGAACATCTGGATCAAAACTAACCCAGCGCCACTTACAGGGTACTTTGATATTTGTGACATCCTGCAAGACCCCGTAACCCGTAAATGGCGGACCAGCATCACCGGAGAGAACATAACGGGAGACGGAACACACATGCGGACAAACGGAGCTATAGCTGTAAGCACCAGCGGTATCATTAATTTCACATAACGGAGGCGACCATGAAACCCTGGGCCAAGAGCTTCTATAACAGCACAGCCTGGAAGAGATGTAGAGAGTCCTACATCAAGACCGTACACGGCCTATGTGAGCGCTGTGGAGCACCCGGAAAGATCGTCCATCACAAGGTATATCTTACGCCTCAGAACATCGACAATCCGGCTATATCGCTCAATCATGAACTGTTGGAGTATGTGTGCCAAGACGACCACAACCGGGAGCATCACGGGAGTCATGAGCCGCTGGTAGAGGATGGGCTGATGTTTGATGAGCATGGGGATTTGATCCAAGATGGTCGAGAATCATTCATTTAGTGCAAAGAAATGCTCGAAAAAGCGACTTTGTATTCGGGAATCAGTAAATAAGTGCAAATTGGGAGGGTTCAGCATGAATTTTAAGCAGCAACTCATCAATACAAAGATGGAATATCTCGACCGGCTGACCAAGCTGAAACATGTGAATCCGCAACAACGGGGCGTTGAGGAACGCATTGTGTTGGTGTGCGACAGCATAGAGAAGGACTTGGGTTTGACGGCGAATCCGGAGGGGGAGAAAGCACAACAAGGATTCAATAACCTAACGGTCAGGAGTTCGGAAAGAGACCTGCAACGTTTCCCATCGGTGTACATCGGGCCAAGGAAGAGTGGCAGGTCGACACAACTGATTAACCTATCAGCAGAGAAAGGCATTCCAATACTTGCTCATAACTCGTACATGAAGAGTTACCTGCTCAGACTTGCAAAAGACATGGGCAAGTCGATAGAAATCATTACACTAAAGGACCTCGAAGATAGATCATTCCGCACAGAAGTGATTATCGATGAAGTTCAACTGATGCTCGAAACCATCATGAGGATAAAGATAAGAGCAGTGTCGGTTACAACCTATGACCAACACAACCTTGAGCACATTCCCTACGACGAACTCGAAAAAAACCTTTGAAAAATCGGAAAAAAGTGTTGACAAAACAGCACTTCATTCGACTAAAGGATTACCAAAAAATTGGGAAACGCCCCCCCTTTCAAAAAGTGAGTGAGGGGATGATGAAGACCGTTGTGTCCCCTTCAAATAACACACAGGGCGCGCGCATGACCCCCCTCCCCTGAAATGAGGTGATTTGATGGCGAAAAAGACTGCGGAGGAGAAAGTCGCGAGTGCGAAAATTGCAGCTCAAAAGCGTTCGGAAACAGCGCGGAAATCTGCGAAGAAGCGAGCCATTACCGCCGAGGAAAAGCGACTTCGCAAGGTTTACGAGAAGATGCCGAGAAATCAGATGGACATAGCTGACGGATTAATCAGACGAGCCGCTTTCATGCGTGTCACACTGGAGGGATTCGAAGATGACCTGGGTGATAAAGGATCTGTCGAGATGTTCAGCCAGTCGGATAAGGCGGCTCCGTACGAACGTGAACGACCCGTAGCGCGGTTATACAATGCGATGAACAAGAACTATCAAAGCATCATCAAGCAACTTTCCGATATGATGCCGAAGCCAGAGGAGGGCAGCGCGAAGCCTGGGGAAGTCGATGACGGCTTTGATGGATTCGTGCATGGCCGATGAGCGCCCTTCTAAAGCAATATCCGTTAGCGCATAATCCGATTATCGCCTATTGGACGCAGATCGAGAATGGATCAGTCACGGTCGGAGATAAGGTCAAACGAATCTATCGAAAGCTCGTCGCAGACATTCATGATCAGTCCAGCGAATACGAGTACAGCCCAAAACACGCCAACCACGCTATCGAGTTCATCGAAAACTTTTGTAAGCACTCGAAAGGCAAGTGGGGCGGTAAACCAATCGACCTGGAGGATTGGCAGCAAGCATTTATAGCAGCAACATTTGGCTTTATTCATAAAATTGACGGCACCCGCAAATACCGCGAGGTGCTATTAGTCGTTGCCCGGAAAAATGGCAAGTCGACCATCGCATCAGGCATAGGACTCTATTTGCAGATCGCCGATGGAGAGCCTGGAGCCGAAGTGTACGCTTGTGCCACCAAAAAGGATCAGGCCAAGCTCGTATGGCTCGAAGCTAAACGGATGGTCAATAAGTCCCCAGCGCTGCGTAAACGGATCAAGCCGCTTGTCTCCGAGCTCAAGTCTGACTGGAATGACAGCTCGTTTAAGCCTCTAGGAGCCGATAGCGAGACGTTGGACGGCCTGAACGTTAGCGGGGCTCTACTGGACGAAATACACGCCTGGAAGGATAAGAACCTCTATGACGTCATCGTGGATGGTACGAGCTCGCGTGAACAACCGCTGATTGTGATGATCACCACTGCGGGGACGGTCCGGGAAGCGGTATATGACCAGAAGTATGAAGAGGCCGAAATGCTTTTGAACGGCTTCGACGACCTGGACGGCTATAAGGACGATACCTTCTTGCCAATCATCTATGAGCTCGATCACAGAGACGAGTGGGTCGATCCCGCGACATGGCCGAAGGCCAACCCGGGACTTGGGACGATCAAGAAGATTGATCAGCTCGAAACGAAAGTCAATAAGGCCAAAGCTAACTCAATGCTGGTCAAAAACCTTCTGACAAAGGATTTCAATATCCGTGAAACGTCTGCTGAAGCCTGGTTGTCATTTGAGGACCTAAATAACACCGAGACGTTCGAGGTGGCGGAACTCGGGCTTAGGTATGGGATTGGCGGTACTGACTTATCCGACACTACCGACCTCACAGCAGCTAAGGTCATTGCGATGCGACGGGGCGATCATAACATCTATGTTTTGCAAATGTACTGGCTTCCTGAAGATTTACTGGAGAAGCGTTCCAAGGAGGATAAAATCCCTTACGACCTTTGGTATCAACGTGGGCTCTTGCGGACGACTCCAGGACATCGCGTCCATCACAAGTTCGTCACGGAGTGGTTTGTAGAAGTTCAAAATGAGTTTGGCATCTATATCCCTTGGATCGGTTATGACAGGTATTCAGCCGTCTATTGGGTTGAGGAGATGCAAGGCCATTTCGGGAAACAGGCGCTTGAGGATGTGGCCCAAGGTAAGGCCACGCTTTCGGGTCCGATGAAGCTGCTTGGAGCTGATCTGTCGGCCAAGAAAGTCATCTACAACAATAACCCGATTGATAAGTGGTGCTTATCGAATACGGCTATCGACCTCGACCTGAAGAACCAAACGATCCAGCCCCACAAAGGCAAAAACCAACGTAAGCGGATTGACGGCACGGCGGCGCTGCTGAATGCCTACGTCGCCTTGGAACGGCACAGGGACGAGTACATCAATATGATTTGAGGGAGGTGATACTTTGGCATGGTGGAACAAAATATTTGGCGCTTCAGAGCAAAGCCAAACGAAGATAAAACTTATCAGCGATGACGGCAATTGGTATTCACCGTGGGGCGGCAACCTGTACAAATCAGACATCGTTAGGGCGGCCATACGACCAAAAGTGAAGGCCATGGGTAAGCTCCAAGCGACGCACATCCGAGAAGGGCCTGATGGTCTAAAGGTCAATCCCGAGCCATATATGAAACGTCTCCTCCAAGAGCCGAATCCTTATTCGACGGGTCAGATGTTCATGGAGCGGATGACAACTCAACTCGAACTAAACAACAATGCATTTGCTCTTATCTATCGGAATACCGACCATATTCCTGTTCAACTCTATCCTATCAACGCTTCCGGCGTGGAAGTCATTCGAGAAGAGGGGCAGGAATTAAAGTTGAAGTTTTGGCTATCGCGGGGCAAAGTTTTGACCGTTCCTTATTCGGATGTCATACACCTACGAGATGACTACAACGAGAATGATATCTTCGGCAGTGCGAACACAGAAGCACTTAAGCCATTGATGGAAATTATCAACGCTTCTGATCAATCTATCGTGAATGCCGTTAAAAACTCTGCGATCATCCGATGGATTTTGAAATTCCAAACTATCCTTCGCAAGGAAGACCGGGATATTGCGGTAGAAGAGTTTGTGGAAAACTTCATGTCTTCCACTAAATCAGGCGGAGCGGCTTATTCCGATCCCAGGTACTCGCTGGAGCAAGTGAAGAACGAGCAATTTGTTCCTGCGACCCCGCATCAAGAAAAAGCAATTCAAAGGATCTACAGTTTTTTCGGAACCAACGACAAGATCGTTCAAGCGAAATATGACGAGAATGAATGGTTGGCTTACTACGAATCGGAGATTGAGCCATGTGCCTTGCAAGCTTCTGGCGAGTTCACAAGAAAGCTTTTTTCACCGAGGGAACGTGGATTCGGTAATCGCATCGCATTCGATTCGATGGATATGAGCTTTGCCTCCATGCAAACCAAACTCAACCTCGTACAGATGGTTGATCGACGCTCATTGACGCCAAATGAATGGCGTCGAGTGATGAACCTCCCGCCTTTAGAGGGCGGGGACGAACCAATACTGAGGCTTGATACCCAAACAGTCAGAGACACGGCCAAATAGCCGTGTTTTTATTTTGCCTTTGGAAGGAGGTGAGAATTTGAAGACGGTCAACATCAAAGGTGTTATCGTCGGCGACGACGAGAAGTGGATTTATGATTGGTTCGGTATTGCAGCGGTTAGTCCCCAAAGTGTATATGACGAGTTGGCAGAAGCTAACGGTGAGGATGTCGATGTAATCATCAACTCTGGGGGAGGCTCTGTTTTTGCGGGATCTGAAATCTTCGCTGCATTGAAGCAGTACAAAGGCGGAACAATTGCGAGGGTGGTTGGCCTAGCCGCAAGCGCAGCCAGTGTTATTGCTATGGCTTGTGACTTAGTAGCTATGGCTCCAACCGCTCAAATGATGATTCATAACGCATGGTCTCGCGTAACGGGGGATTATCGCGATATGGAGCATGGGGCTAAGTTTCTCCAAAACACAAACACTTCCATTGCCAATGCCTATCGTCTGAAAACCGGAAAGTCCGAGGAAGACTTGAAAAGAATGATGAATGCCGAAACATGGATGACTGCTCAAGACGCCGTTAAAGAGGGGTTCGCTGACGAGGTTATGTTTGATGAACAGAAACAACTCGCAGCCAGCGCTCCGTTCAGCGGCATGCTGCCAGAGGAGGTTGTCAACAAAGTCCGCATGTTACTTGCGGAGAGTGGCGCAGGGAAGATAAATCCACCTCTGGAAAACCAAGCTTCCGCAGCAGAAGAAAATGAAAAGCAACAACGGATTATGTCCGCCAAAATAAAACTGATGAAACTGAAGGGATCGGTGGTAGAGGATGAATAGACAGCAATACGTAGAGGCTCGCAAAGCATTGGTAGCAGAGGCGGAGGGTTACGCCAATGAAGGCAGCTTGGATAAGTTCGAACAAAAGAGCCAAGAAATCGAAGCCCTCGACAACAAGTACGACCAAGCGGTAAAGGACCGCGCCAACAAAACAGCCATGAACGACCGCCTGAAAGATCTGCGTTCGGGTATGCTTACAGGTGACGACGCTCCACTCGAACAAGCTCCAGGCGCTGGCATCCCTGATTTTTGGGACCGACCATCAGCAGAGCGGGGAGCGCTGCTCCGCGCAAACAACGCAGTAAAACTGACATCTACTGGCATTCTGGTCCCAACGCGGTATTCCGACTCCTTGTCGCCGACCTTCAATGAAGTCTCCTCGCTTCTCGATCTGGTTCAGGTGACGCCACGCATTGGCGGCGAGAGCTACGAGAAAAGCTATGTTGTGGGCTATGGCGAAGCTGGTGAGGTTGCGGATGACGCAGATTACGACGAAGACGACGCCCAATTCGGCAAGGCGGCAATTATCAAAAGCAAAATCACGTCGTACTCCGAAGTGGACCAAGGCGTTCTCGAATTGCCGGATGTCGATTATGATTCGGAGGTCATGCGCGGCATTCGAATCGCAATCCGCAAACGGATCTCCCGTCAAATCCTGATTGGCACCGGCGCAACAAACCGGCTCATGGGCATCTTCGCCTCTCCGGTTGCTATTGATGCAAACAAGGACCTCGAAATCACGGCAATCGATGACAACCTCCTGGATGAGATCGTCTACAGCTATGGCGGTGATGAAGATGTCGAAGGTGGAGCAACACTCATTCTGAACAAGCTCGATCTGAAAGCTTTCGCTCAACTGCGGGACGGGAACGGCAACAAGATTCACACCATTCGCTCCAACGGCAATACCGGAACAATCGACGGCATTCGGTTCATCATCAACTCTGCGTGCAAACGTCTGAGCGCGGCTGGAACTGCTGGTGATTTTGGGATGGCTTACGGCAATCTCCAAAATTACTTGCTGACTATCTTTTCTGACATCGACGTTCGCCGCTCGGAGGATTACAAATTTAAGTCCGGCCAAGTGGCTCATCGCGGGTCGGTATATGCGGGCGGTAACGTAATCGCGCACAACGGCTTCATTCGCGTTAAGCGCGACGCCTAATGGTGATGCCATGAATGTACTCAGATCTTTTTATTGTCCGGTGAACAAGAAGATGTTCCAGCGAGGGGCGGCGTATAGCTGCCCCGACAAGGCGCACATCACCTGTCTGCAAAAAGCCGGAATCATCGAGGTGCTTGCCGAAGATAAACCATCGCGTAAGCGCAAAACGGACAAAGAACAGGGTGATGACAATGCTGGAAACGGTGAAAAAATCACTTCGCATCAGCCCGAGTAACACAACGTTTGACATCGAGGTCGAGGACATCATTGCAGCCGCGAGAGACGACCTTAAACTTTGCGGAGTGATCGCGGCGAAGGTGGACATTGATACCGACCCTCTTATCAAGCGGGCCATCATCGTATATGCCAAGGCCAACTTCGGATTCGACAACCCGGAGGCGGTACGCTTTGCCGCCTCCTACGAGTCCCTGAAGGCCCATCTGAGCTTGTCACAGGAGTACACGGTAGGAAGTGATACCCCATGATGTGGAGAGATGTTGTAGGGCTCGTAGCTGTTGTGAAAGAGCGCGGGCCTTACAACTCATTGAGGGATGTTGACGCACCGGCGAGGGATGTTTACGCCAACAAGAAGTCGGCTCGCCAGTCCGAGTTTTACCAGGCGTTGGCGGTCGGCATGAAGCCGGAAATCATGTTCGAAATTCTGGCCGAGGAATACAGAGAGGAACCAAAGTTGATCTACGAGGGAACAACTTACTACATCATTCGGAACTTCTCGAAATCCGGGGAAAAGCTGGAACTGGTCTGCTCTCGATTCCCGATGGTGAAGAAGGATGGCTAGGGGGACGAGGATCGAAGGTATGAAGGAGCTTGAGAGGGCGATGAAGCGCCTTGGCAAAGTGCCACAGACCATTGTTACCCAGGCTGCGAGGGCAGGCGCTACGATCCCTCTCAGGGCTTCTAAAGCCAATGCGCCGGAGGACACAGGAGACCTGAAGTCAGGCATCATCATGAAAAAGGAACGCCGGACAAAGATCGGCAAGGCAGTCTATGACATTATGATGGACCCTGCCAAGAACGATATCTTTGTCAAAACGACAAAGGACGGAACGCGCTATTACTATCCGGCCTCAATGGAATACGGCTTTATGACGGTAGATGGGGGATACGTCCCTGGCTACCGTTTTTTACGTCGTGGTCTGGTGGAGAATGTGACGCGCATTGAATCCCGAGTCATTGAGGTGGCCGGAAAAGCAGTAGACAAAGCTTGGAGAGCGAGGTGATGACATGAATCTTGAGGAAGCGATGATATTCGAACTGGACACGATAGGGCCTCTGAACGGCAAAACCTACCCAGCTAACGCCCCGCAAATGGGCTTGGATGGTCTGCCGGTGACGACGCCTTACATCGTGTTTTTGTCCAGTTTCGGACGGGAGATACGGACGCTTGCTGGGTTTACCCGAAACAAGAGTGTCAATGTGGATTTAAACATCCTCACCTCCGATTATCCCCAACTCAAGGACTTGACCGAACAGGTTATGAGCGTCATCACATCGTTCCCTAGGCGCGTGATTGGCGACGGGGGTCCATTCATCCAAGACCTCACCTATGAGGACCCCACGGAGCTATACGAGGCTTTACCAGCGCTGCACAGATGCAATATCAGTTTGACATTTCACCTTTAGGAGGTTGGACGCGTGGCACAAAGAGCGGTAGGCACAACACTCATGATCGGCACTATTACGGTCGGCGGTATTACGTCCATCAGCGGACTTGAATTGTCCGCCGACACAATCGATACAACAACATTGGATAGCGACGGCGGCTACCGGGAGTTCATTGGTGGCTTCAAGGATGGTGGAGAGGTTGGTATCTCTGGCTTCTTCATGCCTGACAATGCGGGACAAGCGGCGATCTACCAAGCCTTCAAGTCCGGTGCGACCAGCGCCTGCAAGATCGTCTTCCCACCAGAAATGGAAACATCGTGGGAATTCAACGCTGTTGTGACAGGTTTCTCGACCGGCGCGGAGCTGGAAGATGCATTATCCTTCGAGGGCACGCTGAAGGTATCTGGCGAGCCGACTCTGGTACTGCCGTAAGGCCGGTCTATCCGGCCTATTTTTATTTTTGGAGGGATTACATTGACGAATGCCAACAAGAACGATGCAGTCATGATTTATCTGGACCGACCACGCGAATTGCGGTTTGGGCACAAGGCGTTGAAGAAACTCCAGGCTCTCACGGGTACGTCGATTGAGAATATCGACATGGATAACTTCGACGCGGAGAAGATTGAAATCTTCTTCTACTGCGGCCTGCTCTCCGACGCGAGAGACAACAACGAAACGCTCGAAATGGATCAGATCGAGGATCTATTGGACATGGCATCTTACGAGGAATTGATTGAAAAGATGCAAGAAGCATTCGCTTCGTCCTTCGGCAAATTCATGGTGGGAAACCCACAGGCGGCAGCGGGGAGCCCCAACCGTGGGACTGGGAAGAATCGCTAAAGGCCGCGCTCTCCATTGGTCTGAAGGTCCACGAATACAACGAGATGACGCCGCATGAGCTCAATTTGCAGATCATGGCGTTTAACGAGCGGCAACGTGCCGAGATGGACGAGCGCATGACGTTGTTTTACCTCAACGCCGGGTGGAGCCGTTCGACGAAGCCGATGCCGTCGCTCAAGAAGCTGCTCAGTAAGCAACCGAATAAAAAGCGTCAGCAATCGCCGGAAGAGATGTTAGCCATCGTTAAAAATCTGAACGCCGCATTCGGCGGAACGAGAAGGTGCGAGAATGGCAGTAGTTAAGAACCTAATGATCCGCATGGGCGCTGATTTTAGTGCGATGCGGAAATCCATGCAACAGGCCCAAAAAGACATGGAGCAGTTTCGGGGGCGAATTTCTAAGACTGTACAGGCCATTGGCGCGATCCTCGCTATGGTTGGCAGCGGCTTGGCTATCGGTAGTGCAGTCAAAGATGCGATGCAGCTTGAAGCAGCGATCATGCAGATCAACCGGACGCTCGGCAGCAGTGCGGGCTCCTTTCAGAAGTGGGCCAAGGACAACGAGCGGGCGCTGGGTATGTCGACTCTCGAAATCACCAAGTATGCAGCGGTCTACTCCAATCTGATTAGTTCTTTTTCCAAGACGGTAGAGGAGACGACAAAGAACACCCAAGACCTACTCAAGGCGTCGGCCATCACCGCAGCCGCCACCGGTAGGACGATGGAAGACACGATGGAGAGGATTCGTTCCGGTCTGCTAGGCAACACGGAGGCTATCGAGGATCTTGGCATCAACGTCAATGTCTCAATGATCGAGTCAACAGAAGCCTTCCGAGCCTTTGCCAACGGGAAAAGCTGGAACCAACTCAGCTTTCAAGTGCAGCAGCAGATCCGGCTCATGGGTATCTTGGAACAAGCCACATCCAAGTACGGTACAGAGGTAGCGCAAAACACAGCCTATCGACAAGCGGTCTTTGTGGCCCAACTCAAAAACACCCGTCTGGCTCTTGGTCAGGCGTTTTTGCCGATTTACAATTCCGTACTACCGGCATTAACGCGGATGGCTACGGCCTTGGCTACAGTGGCTAACTTTATCGCTCAGTTTGTCACTGCTTTATTCGGCGGGGGAGCTGCGCAGAAGACACAGACACAAGGCATCGACCAACAAACAAAAGCTGTCGGCGGCTTGGGTGATGCTTATGACAAGGCTGGTAAGGCTGCGGCCAAGTCGGGAGACAAAGCCAAGAAAGCGGGCAAGAAGGCTCAGACATCTGTCGCGGGATTTGACCAATTGAACCTGATCGGTAATAAATCGGACTCGGGTAGTGGCAAGGACAAAGATAAAGACGCCGAGGATGAAATCGGGCCAATGAATGTCGATGCTGGCGGCGGGGCCTTTGGTGCAATGGGTGCCGGTATGATCGATGTCGGCGAGAAGGCCCGAGCAATGGCTGAGAAAGTGCGCAACGCCTTCCAAAACATGAGAGAGTTCGTTGTTACCAACAAAGATATCATTATTGCGGCATTAGGAGGACTGGCAGCGGCGTTTGCGACATTCTTTCTTGTATCGAGATGGGGAGCTATTGTGGCAGCCGTCAAAAGCGCAGGCACTGCAATTGTGGCGGTCTTGGGTGCTATATCCGGGCCGATTGGATGGATCGTATTGGCTGTCGGGGCGCTAGTTGCTGCATTCATTTACTTCTACCGCACGAACGAAGGATTTAAGGGTGTGGTTGATGGCATTTTCAAATCGATTGGAGATGTCATATCGGACTTATGGAATAATGTCATGGTGCCGTTTGGGTCATGGCTCGGAACCAACCTGACGAAAGCTTGGGAGGCTGTAGGGACAGGTGCTAAGTGGCTGTGGGATAACGTACTCAAGCCTTTTGGTTCATGGCTCGGAACAGTCCTCGTGAAGGCTTGGGAAGCAGTAACGAAGGCTTCCGAATGGCTCTGGAAGAACATCCTGAAACCGTTCGGCGAGTTTTTGTTGTGGTTCTGGAAACAGGTTGTCACACCTGTTGCTAATGTCGTTGGTGATGTCCTCGTCATCGCTCTTAAGTTGGTGACAGACGTCGCTAAAAACCTATGGAACAATGTCCTTGTACCGCTAGGCAACGCCTTGAAGGATCTGGTTAAGCCTGCCGTGGAAGCTGTATCGGCGGTATTTCAGTTCCTTTGGGAGAAAGTATTGAAGCCGCTCGGCACGTTTATGATCACCACGCTCATGTCGGATATCGAATCCATTATCGGCGTATTGGAATTCCTTTGGAAGGAAGTTGGGAAGCCGATTGCAGAGTTCATCGGGGGAGTCTTCAAAACAGTCTTCGACAATGTCTTCAGCGGGATCAAAGACTTAATCGGTGGGCTGAAGACAACCTTGGAGGGTCTGTTGAACTTCATCACCAACATTTTCACAGGAAACTGGAGCGACGCATGGGACAGTGTGCAAAAGATATTCAAGGGTGTGTTTGATTCGCTCTGGTCTATTGTCAAAACACCTTTGAACCTCATCATAGATGGGGTCAATCGCGTTATCGACGGGCTCAACAGTATCAGCATTGACGTACCGGATTGGGTGCCGGATTGGGCGGGCGGTGGATCATCGTTTGGGATCAGCATCCCTAAAATCCCGAAACTCGCCAAAGGCGGCTTGGCTTACGGCCCAACGCTCGCCATGGTAGGGGATAATAGAGGAGCTGCGGCAGACCCGGAAGTCATCTCACCTCTGTCCAAACTGGAGGCAATGATTAACACGGAATCGGACAACAAAGATGTCGTAGCGGCTTTGGATCGCATCTATCATGCCGTCAAACAGCAAACAAACCAGCAGGGCAGCAAACCAAACTTGAGCAATACGGATCTTGTCCGCGCAGTTGCTCAGGGCACGAATGAGATCACCAGACGACAAGGCAGATTGGCTTTCAATGTATAGGAGGTAGGTAGTCATGCAATTGCACATCAACGGCACAGAGATCGCTGCCTACCCCATCGAATTTTCGGTCACGGTACTTGACCTGGACGATGCGGAATCCACGACACGAACGGCGGACGGGCTGATGACAAGGGATCGGGTCGCAGTCAAACGTCAGATCGAAATGAAGTTCGCCGCGCTGCCGTGGAACAAGATTTCCGCCATCCTCCGGGCGACGCAGAATGTCTTCTTTGACTTCCGTTACCCGGACCCACTGCTTGGAAATTACACGACCAAAAACTTCTATGTCGGCAATCGTCCTGCGCCGGTCGCCATCGAGAAAAACGGCGTCCTCTGGTGGGATGGATTAACCATGACATTGACGGAGAGGTGAGGCCGTGTATCCAATATCTCCGGTCTTCGAGGACCTGCTGAAACGCCGCGACCGGGAATGGATGGTCAAGGTTGAAATCGATGGGGAGGAGTACACCAATAGGAGCATCGTCGAGTTTCTGATTGAGAATAGCCTGACACTGAATCAGGAATTCGAAATCGGGACGGCGACAGCCTCTAAATTTGTCTTGAAGCTTAGGACGCCGCTAGAGATCCCCGCCAATGCCCGCATGCGCCCTTATTTGGCCCTCTCCACAGCTGGGATGACTTGGGGAGACGCTACCTATCCTTGGGCGGGTAGTGACTTCCCTTGGGGCGGTGGGGACGAGTCAGGCACCGACTGGCTCCCTTTGGGGGAGTTCTTTGTCGACTCGCGGGTACAGGAAAAGGACATCTGGACATTCACTTGTTTAGATGCACTCATTTTTGCGGAGGTGCCTTATGTCTCATCCCTGACGTATCCTGCGACGATGCAAGCCGTATGGGACGAGATATGCGACCGTCTAGGGTATGAGTATGACCAGGTGAGTATTAACCCGGCCTATACGCTCCCTGTGGCTCCTACAGGCTATACAACGCGTCAGGTGATGGGGTTCATTGCTGCCTCAAACGCAGCGAGTGTCTATGTCAGCAAAACAGGCACTATTCGCTTCAGGAGATTCACGGCAGCCGACCAGCCAGTCTTTCAGTTATCGGAATCGGATTACATGATGGCGAAGAAAGCCAACCCATTGAAGACCTACACCCGGTTCGTTGTCACCTACGACGATGAGGACGACTTGTCTTATGAGGTGGGCACCGGTGACGAAAACCACACGCTATACATCAACAATCCTTTTGCTACGCCGCAAATCGCGAATGGCATATTGGCTGTGATGAACGGATTCTCGTATGTCCCTGTGGCAATGGACGCACGGGGCTATCCGCAATTAGAGATGGGCGACCGTATCAGTTACCTCCAGTACGAGGGCAACACCTGGGAGACAGCAATCAAGCCTTGGGAAGATACTGAAGTCCCCTGGGACGGCCTCAGCCGTTATGAGACGATCATTATGCATCAGGTGTTCGACTTCCGGGGCGGACTCTCTATGAGTGTTGACAGCCCGTCACAGAGCGAGCAGCAAAGTGAGTATCCTGTCGTCGGTACAGTGACGAGCGAGATAAACAAGCTCTCGCAGTCGGCGGTCAAGCAAGGGAAGAAGTATTATGGCGTTAGCATTTCCCGAGACAAAGGGCTGACCATTGATCGAAGTGACAGCTTGGCTTCAGTGACCTTAAACACCGATGAGTTCAAGTTCACTGCCGATGGAGAAGAGGCGCTATGGTTCGACATCCCCTCTCGGAAATTCAAATTCAGCGGCACGCTGGAGGGTGTAAACGGGAAGTTTACCGGGACGGTCGAAGGCGGTCAATTCATCGGCGGAAGCATCCAGATCGGCAGCAGCTTCAGCGTCAACAACGCGGGCCATATGGTGGCGGTTGGCGGGGAGTTCTCCGGGACGATCAGCGCGGCAGTCTTCAATGGTGGTCAGATCAACGGAACGAACCTGAATGGTACAACCATCACCGGTGGTACTGTTCAGACTAATGCGCCAGGAACGTACCCAAGAGCATACATGACCAGTACCATTCAGATGTTCGGCGTTCAGTCCTCAGCCAATAGCGGCATCGAAATGAGAGCATTCGGGGGCTCGGGTTCCGCTCCTTATATTCGTTTCTTTGTGCCTGGAGCTGAGGGGAGTATCCAGATGAGCAACGCAGCGACAGGGATCTATATGAATGCACCTGCATTGACGGCAGAGTTCAACGCCATGTATCTGCGGGGTTATTCGGGTACTTATATACTCGGGTGGGCGTCTTTAATATCAGAGGCTACAGGGCAATCATTAGAGACTGTTATTAATAGATTGGATCTGGCGATTGACAATAGAGCACTTAAGTCAGAAGCTGGGTATAACTTAGTATTTAATTCATCTACAAGGCTATTGAAAATGTATAACCGGAATGGATCTGAACTCGCGTCTGTAATCATTCCTGCGACTTAACTTATTAAAACTCGAAACTCTGCCGATACTTTGGAGTATAATCTATCAAACGTATTGAGAGGTGTTCGAATGAAGAAGTTTGTCGCAGGAATGTTGTTTGGCGCAATTTTAATGCTCGGCGTATCGGTATCTGCTGCCAACATTAGCGCTATTATCGGAAAGAAAGTGGATGGAACGATGACAGTTTCGGTAGACGGGAAGAAGCTTGAAAAAGAAGCGGCCATCATCAATGGTACCTCGTACATCCCAGTCCGCGACGCAACGAATGCTATAAACGGCGAAATTGTCAGTGTTCAAAATAAACATATCGAAATTGTGACGAAAGGGGGCGCTGCGGTGTCTGTAGATGAACAGAAGTTGGTTAATGAAATGAGAATAACAAGCCTCTTATCAACAAAGGAAGACCAGTTATCTCGGCTGCACGCCAACATCGACGCAAGGGAAAAATACTTCAAAGACAGCGAAGGAGTATACAACTGGGGCGGCGGCGACCAGCAACTGAAGGATACCCCAGCATACCCTATCCTGCTTGAGGAATTGAACCAATTAAAGGCCGAAGCCGAGACGTTGAAAGATGAAATCGCCGACCTCAAGGACCAACTGGCAGCACTACAATAAACTAAGCCCTCCCGCGCGGAGGGTTTTTCGATGGGAGGGAACAGGATGAATAATTTGAGTATCGAAGGCGGCAAAATCTATCTCAATGGTCAATTGATTCGATATGTCACTAACTTCAATTTGGACGTGAGTGCAGGTGACGCATCAGGCACCCTGACATTGACCGTGCTGGTCGATAATCCATCATTCCAATATAAAACGGTTGGGGATAAAGGTCCAGAAATCATTGTCCCACTGAAGCAAATGACTGACGAGCAAATGGAAGTTTTTCGAGGTATAGTAAGAAAGGAATTAGCCGCGACCAAGGAAGAGGATCAGCGGCATGTTCGTGAAGCAGCACGACCCGCGCCCCCAATTAATCTGTCGAGTGATTTAATATTGAAGGCTACAGGTCGGGATTGTTCAAAGCACTAAATCTTCATCACCAAGTATTGCGTTGAACTCCACATAGCGACATGTGGTGCAAATAATAGCCGTCACAGCGATACCGCTTGTCGTGTCAGTCATTATTCCGTTGCCATTATCACTTTTGACTAAACGAGGGAGCATTAACGGCTCATCATGTTTAATGAATGTTTTAATACCACACTTTGGACAAGAATATGCTTCAGACAAAATAAGAACCTCCCTTCTGGCTTGGTGCATAGCACTTCGACAGGATGGGAGGTTTTTCCTTGCAAACAAACGTTCCGAGGAGGTTCCATATGCCCAGAATAGAGGCAGTAATTAGAGCGGAGATCGACCCAACAAAACCTGTGCAAGAGGTATGCGGCGTTATCCAAGCTATGACGCCTTACCATCCAGGAGAGGAGGTCAAAATCCTCGAAGGCATTAAAGAAGCGATTGAGAAGCGATTGGAGCAATTGAAAGGAGGTAAGCCCGATGGCAAATCGGTTCACGAATCTGGTCGGAAGTGACCGCATCTCGGATTCGTATACGCAGATCAATGATGGGTTCGATGGCGTAGAGCAGGAGCTTGACGCGTTGGACACATCAACCGGAACAGCGCAACAAGACATCAACGATCATAAAGCGGCGACTACGGCGCACAGTTCGACTTCAGCAGCGACAGCGGGGCGGATCATGCAACGAGACGCACAGGGCCGGGCGAAGGTAGCAGCTCCGGCGGCGTCCGACGACATCGCCCGTAAGCAAGAGGTTGACACGGTTCAGAACAATCTCACCACTCACGCAGGCAGCGGCGGCAGCGCCCATGCAGCAGCCACGACATCGACAGCGGGCTTCATGGTCGCTACCGACAAAGACAAGCTCGACAAGTCGACCAGCGCAAGCACAGCCAACACGCTGATGCAGCGTGACGGCAACGGACAGGCGAACGTAGGCACACCAACAGCCAACAGTCACATAGCCCGCAAACAGGACGTAGACGCCGTACAAAGCAATCTGACGACGCACACGAGCGACAGCACGATCCATGTCACCTCTGCTGAGAAAACGAAGCTGGGTGGCATCCAGACTGGAGCCGAGGTCAACCAGAATGCCTTCAGCCAGGTCAACAACGTACCGGCCAACAGCAAGACGGACACACTGACGGTCGAAGGCGGTACGGGCATAACTGTCACCACTGACCCTGCGAATAAAAAGATGACCATCACCGCCACAGGAACATCGACTCCAGGAGCGCACGCTTCCTCTCACTTGTCCGGGGGATCTGACCCAATCCCGAACGCAACAACAACAACCTCCGGGCTCATGGCAGCAGCGGACAAGAATGCAATAACGAACCTTCAAGCAGATGTCGACGCTTTGGAGGCTCAACTTGCCGAAGCCGCCACCATCACGCACACCCTATCGCAAGGCCAGAGTATCGTGGAGGCGCAGCAGGCGTCAGGGGCGAGTGTCGTGGTGCTGGGGCAGACGCGGTATAACCTGCTGGGTAGTGACGGTAGACTGAATAATTTATCTACATTTTCAATTGCGGGCAACGTCACCTTATCTACAGCTTTCGTGCGTAATACAGGATCTTCTTTCATGTTTGTTGATACAGGCCAAGGAACTAAGGACTACTCTCTTACTCTCGATCCGACCAAAGAGTATTATGTTGGGTGCTGGGTGTACATCGAGTCATATCAGTCTGGCGGTGCTAATATCACGCTACGTGATTTTGGCACGAACCAAACAAGGTACACAGCAGTAATTAATTACTCTTTAGTGGGTGCTTGGCAGTTTATTTCGGTTAAGATCCCCAAAAATAACACCTTGGTTGGGGATGGCTTTCGGTTGCGCTTTGGGATGAACACAGGTGGTACCATGGTAATGTACTTTGCAGACTTGCGGCTAATAGAAATCAGTTCGTCTGAATTCTCAAGTTTGACCGGAGAGGCCTTAGATACGCTTATCCCATACATTGATGGGATGCAGAGCGTAAGGGGCGTGTCGGTAGCGGTCAAGGGTCGTAATCAGATTCTGCCGCTGCACTCGACCGGAGTCTCAACGACAGCCGTCGGCGAAATACTGGAGCCGTATAAGTACAGGCTGACGTCGAGCGGCGCTAGTGGCGTGAATGCCTTTATCACGATATCCGTCCTGCCGAATCGCCAGTATACGTTTGCTGCCGACATCAACAACGCAAACGGGACGATTGGTGTATTTGATTCGGCTGGATCGGCATCTTTGGCGAGTTACGGCACAACGCCGCGCACATTCAACAGCGGGGCTAACACGGTTGTCCGGTTGTACATGCGGACCAACGCCAACACTACGTCCGAGTTCGCCAATCATACCTTGGTTCTCGGCGACGCCAGCGCCCTGCCCCCATCCTTTGTTCCTAACCAGGATCAAACGCACATCGCCGACGTGATTTTGCGTAGCATCGGTAATCGACGAGATGTTTACAACGCTAACCTCGGTGAGGTATGGCGAATAGTCGGCGAAGTTTTACTTAGCGATCTGACGTATCTGACAACTGTCTCAGGTACGAACGTGGACAGAATTGTCTATAACCGCCCTTCTGGCATGTCAGGGGTTGTTGGATCAGGCATAGCCCTAGTTGAGGGAATGGCGGAATTGTCAGGGGCGCTTGATCAGGCGAGCAATGTCGGCAAATACGGTACGGTCCACGGAGCCAATATCATTGATTTTTTAGTCGCCAAGGGTACTACCCGCGCCCAATTTGAGGCTGCGACGAACATGTCCGCCAAGATCGTCTATCGCCTCGCAGCTCCCGTAACTGAGCCCGTACCGCATAGCGGAGCCCTGACGGTCCATCCCGGTCCTAATATCGTCGAGGTGCGGACGGGGTACCGTCGAGAGCTTGCGACGCCGCAATCGGTATCCATCAGCAGCGTACCGCACTATGTAATAAACCGGACGGCGCAAGCGGGTTCGGCTCTTACGGGACGGACGAACGAAGTCCTGCGCGTATACAAAGGCGGCCAGGTCGACGATAAGTGGACGATCAGGGCCAACGACAGCAACTATAACGGAGGCGGCGGCGCATCCATCCCAGCGACTGATTACGATCCCAACGCCGACTACTACGTCGATTACATCGTCCTCGACCGCCACGCCTACACGACGGCCGTCAGCGAGGCGAGCGTCACCGTGGCCGCCAATCTCGGCAGCGCGGTCGGGGCCAACACTGAGGACATCGCCAGGGTTAAAACCCACAACGACAAGCAGGATACGGGCATCCGCGAGCTGCAACTGGACGCCTGGGCGCTAGAGACGATGGCGGCTAACCGCAACGGCTACGGCGTTACTACAGGGACGGCTACAGCTTATACGGTCACGCTGACGCCTGCACCGGTGGGCATCCCGGCAGGTCTACGCATCACCGTCAAGTTGCACGTTGCCAACGGCGCTAACCCGTCGATCAACGCCAATGGGTTCGGGGCTTCGCCAATCCTGCGTGCCAACGGCTCGGCACCGCCTCCCGGACTGCTCAAGGCAGGCGGCATCTATACGCTGGTGAGCGACGGCACGGCTTTTACGTTACAGGGTGAAGGGGGTGAGTACGGAGACGCCGCAGCCGGGGACGTGCTGGCGGGCAAGACGATAGGGACCGAGGATGGCTTGGTGACGGGCACATTAGCCCTTACCGGGGACGCCACGGCGGCGCAGGTCCTGACCGGGCGCACCTACTACGATACGGACGCCAAGACGCGGCGGACGGGATCGATGCCTAATCGCGGCGCGGTAACGATTACGCCGGGTACCGCTAACCAGACGATCCAAAACGGCTACCACAACGGCAGCGGCGTCGTGCAGGGCAGCGCCAACCTCACGGCGGCTAACATCCGGTCAGGCGTCAATATTTTCGGTGTCATCGGTACATTAATCGAGGGTAAGCGTGTAGCTACAGGGACCGTCACGTCGGGAGCTCTGGCGGTACAATTCGATCAGGTCGGTACGGGCCTCGTCCTTCGCGGCGCAGCAAACATTACCGGACTCGCATTTACGGCAGGGATTGCTATACTTTACCGCAATAACTTCGAGTATCTAGTCGTGTACGCTGCGACGACAGATCGGGTATTTGTCGGGGGCGGAACATCTACGTCAATGATGTATTACAACGCCACGTCGCCCGGATTCATCCGCACCAGCAGCCGCCTGCAAATTCCGGCGCAGGAAAATACAACGTTTAACTATATCGTGATCGAGGAATAGGCCCTGCTTAGGCGGGGCTCTTTTATTTGGGGAGGGGAGGTCTGCGCGTGACGCATGATCAAGTATCGGGATGGGCCCAGTTAGTCGATAAGTATGGCGTTACGCTGATCTTGGCAATCGTCATGACCGTGATGATGATATACATCCTGCGATTACTCATCACCGGCAAGCTCGTGCCTCGGGAACTACTCGACAGGTCGGAGGAGGACCGGGATGAGGCAATCAAGGCGCTAAATGAGATCAAAGGCCCGTTGGACCAGCTGACGATTGCGGTTAATAACATTAAGAGAGACGAGGACCGAGGAGGATGATCACTATGCTCATGCGAGTGTTGAGATGGATCGCCCCCTGGCTCCGTAAAAAAGAGGCCGAGTTAGCCCGGGCCTCCGAGAGGACGACTCTTAGCATTAACCGTTATCGTACATCGTCCCGGGAGCTACAGGAGGTTATCGAGCGCAATAATTTTGCCAAGTACCTCATATACGATAAAGGAGATTGAGGCCGATGATTGATTGGATCGACTGGAGCCTGCTGGTGCTATACACAGCAGCGGTATGGTGCGCGACGTATGTACTGATTGCACATCGATCGTACTTCGCGGAGCGGTTTAAAGTGGGCGTTGTCAGCGCGTTTATGCTGGCGATGCTCTTTTTTTTGGTCGCTTACGACATCAAAATGTTGATTGCTGTATGGATGCGGTCCAGTGAGGTGTTTGGATACCGGACAGAGGCAGTGCAGGACTTGCAGCGCGGACTCTGGCTGCTGTCTCAGCTCGGTACGACGACGGGTCTGGCTATACTGGCCGTGCTGACCTATACACGCCGCTATGATCTGTGGTTTGTGCTTCGCAAATACGATAAAAAGGGTGAAGAGTAACATGGAACAACTGCAACCGTATATCAACACGCTGGTATTGGCTATCGTGGGTTTTGTGATGACCTGGGCGCTGCGCAAGCTTGATCCGCTGGTCGAGCCTGCCAAGGCCTGGCTGCGGGCCCGGACGACCGATACACAGCGTCAGGCCCTCCAGAGGATCGCAGCGGAGGCGGTAGCGCTGTTCGAAGCGACTCTCGGCAGCAAGCAGGGGCAGGAAAAGCTGCGGCTCGCCAAGGCTTACATCAACAAGGGGCTCGGGGCGGTCGGTAGCGACCTAAGCGACGCCGATATCCGGGCAGCCGTGGAAAAGGCGCTCGCCGAGTACAAGGCCAAGCAGGGAGGCGGCAGCGATGCGGGCAGTCATTGACCACATCCCCAAGTCAACGCCGTATGGCCGCCGCTCAGGGCAGTCTATGGTCGCCACGACAATCACGATCCACAACACCGGCAACGCCAAGAGCACGGCCCGCAATGAGCGGGCTTGGCTCACCAATCCAAGCAACGTCGCAAGGGCCAGCTATCACATTGTTGTCGATGAGCGCGAGGCTATCGAGTGCATCCCGGTCAACGAGCGAGCGCTACACGCCGGGACAGCAGCAGGCAACAATACGTCAATCGGCATCGAGATCTGTGAGAGCGGCAACTACGCCCAGACGCTAACCAACGCCGTCAAGCTGGTTGCGGCCATGCTCCGGGAGCGTGGGTGGGGCGTGGATCGGCTGCGGCGGCATTATGACTGGTCCCGTAAGATCTGCCCGCGCCTCATGTACGACGGCGGCAGCTGGGCGGGGTGGGAGGCGTTTAAAGCGCGGGTCGCCGCAGAGCTTAAGCCTGCCGCCAGCCCTCGGCACCCAACCTGCCGCATCGTCGTCAACGGTAAGGAGGTAGCCAGCGGCCTGCTGATCGACGGGCGAGCCTATGCGCCCCTGCGAGCGGTCGGGGAGGCTGCCGGTCACTCTGTCGGCTGGGACAACGCCAGCAAGACGGCCAGCGTGGGCGGTAAGCCTGTCGCGGGGCTGCTGCTGGACGGCGTGACCTACGTCGCGCTGCGGGCTGCTGGGGAGGCTGTCGGGGGCGTTGTGGCGTGGGATGGACCGAGTAAGACAGCCTCGATCACGGTATAGCAAAAGCCGCCTGGCCTTCGTGGCTGGGCGGCTTATTTATGTTATTTTTATAAAGTAACTTGATCCGGTTGTGCTTCACTTCTGTTTTCCAAGTAAGCCTTAAGTTCCTCTACCTCGGATGACCTTTCGTAATATGCTTTAATCATCTTATTAGCTTTTCTGCGCAGTAACTCCTCCTCGCGATCCAGCTTTTCTAACTCTCTCGACAACAAATAGACAACCAATGATGCTTCTTTTAGGTTTAGTGAATCAATTGGTTTTGCCATTAATTTATCGAGTCTTTCCTGTTTTTTCTGCTCAATATATTCCTTCGCTCGACTCTCTCGTATTTTCGCTATCGATTTCCTGTTAACTTGTCTACTCATATTATCCTCCTATGCGCCGCCTCCTGGGGCTGTCGCGCTTTAGCTAGTCCTCGTTAAACTCCAACAGTCGCCAACCCTTCCACTGGCTAATCGCCTTTTTCCGTCTCCTTCCCGCGTTTATCACGATACTCCTCGATCTGTTTTACCGTCCAAAGAGGCCCGCCAGCAAGGCGCTGGATTGGAATGGGGAACTTCCCGCGCTGCATGTAAACCGAGACATGCTGCTTCTTCCAACCGAGGATTTCAGCGGCTTCTGTTACCCCTGCCAGCGGGGGAATTAGTTTCCCGAGAATGCCTCATCCAGAGCGTTATTTAGATTGGCAGCATGGTCTTCAAGGTCTACATTTCCGGCTGCTTCGATTACTTCCTGCACCGCATCTGATCCATGTTCTTCCTTCAACGCTTCGATACGCTCCTCCAATTCCTCATTTTCCGTCAGCACCTTTTCCCACCAATCATACGTTTCTTGACTTGCTTCATAAATGCCTGTGTCAGCGTCAAGATCAAACTGCCAGCTTTCAGATCCGAATCCGCCATGATTGCCGATCATGTCTGCTGCTGCATCTGTACCGTTAGACGAGAGCATGCTCAGTGTTTCCATAGCACCTGTTTCTTTGATTTTAACTTTCATCATATTCATTTCCTCCTGTGGCCCGACGCCATTTTGCGTCTGCGGCTATATGTATTCTCTCGTTGTTTGTTTGACTCTGTAAAACAAATATATCATGATTGTTTTACTCTGTCAAACATAATTATTGAAGCAACGCAGGACTCTTTTCTCGTCATGATACAGGATGGATCTTTTTTCTTATTGCATAAAGAACAAACGTTCTCATATAATAAGAACGAACGTTCTTATGTATCGGAAGGGGGAAGTCACTTATGCCCGGTAAACGTGTTGTCTTTTTGGCGGACTGCCAATCATTTTACGCCAGCGTCGAAAAGGTTGCGAATCCGCAATACAAGGATCAACCCGTCGTGGTCGCTGGTGATCCTGCGCGGCGCTCTGGCGTCATCTTGGCTGCATGCCCCATAGCGAAACAATACGGAGTTAAGACGGCTGAGAGGCTAGGAGAGGCGTTGGCTAAGTGTCCTGGGCTTGTCGTCATCAAGCCACGTATGCAGCGGTATATCGACGTGTCGCAATTGATCACAGACATCTTTCTGCGCTATACGGATATGGTGGAGCCGTACTCTATCGACGAGCAGTTTCTGGACGTCACCGGGTCACTTCATCTGTTTGGCTCGCCGGAGGAGATGGCCTCTCTGATACAACATCGTGTCATGCTGGAGACTGGCATCCATACGCGTATCGGCATCAGCGAGACTAAAGTACTCGCCAAGATGGCGTGCGACAATTTCGCTAAGAAAAACGAATCCGGCATCTACACACTGCTTCCAAGCCAACTAGAAGAAACCCTTTGGACGCTGCCGATACCTCAACTGTTTATGGCTGGAAGCCGAATGACCGCACACTTTCAGATGATGGGGATATCCACCATTGGCGACCTCGCCCGAACGCCACTAGACAAACTCAAGGCGATGATGCGGCGGCGCTTTGGCAAAAACTCCGACATCAACGCCGAACTATATTGGCGCATCGCCAATGGGATCGACAACAGCCCTGTGACCCCAGGGACGCATGAGGCAGTACCTAAGTCAGTCGGTCACATGATGACCCTACCGCGAGACTACGCCTTGCTGGAGGACATCAAGGTCATTGTCTTGGAGCTGACGGAGCTTGTGTGCCGTCGCTGCCGAGGAATCGGTTATATGGGGAGGACTGTATCGGTGAGTTGCATGGGGGCGGACTATGACAACATGACGGGCTTCAGTAGGCAAGCCAAACTGCTCGATCCGACCCATGTTACTAATCAGGTGTACCAAGCCGCAATGGAGTTGCTGCTGAAGCATTGGGACGGTCAACCCGTCCGACGTATCGGGGTTAGCCTCTCAGGGCTTGTAGACGATAGTGTGGTGCAGCTTGATCTATTCGACCCGACAAGAGACCGCACAATGGCGCTAGAACGCGTCACAGACCAGCTTAAGGCACGATACGGCGAAGCGGTGATCTTGCGGGCGTCATCACTGACAGAGAGCGGCCAAGCGGCGGACAGAGCCGCCAAGATAGGGGGTCATTACCGATGAAGAAACTTGAGGGGAATGGATTGTGGGAGTCGAGCCGCATGATATTGCCAGAGCATCGCGTGCAGATGCAGCAGAGACGTCAACTGTTAAAGCGTCGGGATCGCCCACAGCTCGACGAGCAAGCAATAGAACAGATCCAGCAGCGCCTAGCCGACTCCCTGGAGCACAAAACTCCTGTCACCGTGACAGTTTACCATCCTTACGAGCCCCGCCATATAACGGGGCATGTGGAGTCTGTAAACGTCCACCGGCGACGTATCCTTGTGGACGGGTATTGGATCGGGATGGAGGATATCGAGGACGTCACTTCGTAAGGAACTTATGTAGGTGCTTGCTGTACACTACCCCATTGATACATACGGAATCCTTGAGGTGCCTATCGATGGGGCCGCCGTAATCGACTAGCTTATCTCCGCGCCAGACCTCGACACGACGACCTTGTAGGAAAGCTTCGTTAAAATCGTTTGCCGTCTTTAGTATCACGCGTTAAACCTCCTTGCTGCATCAAAGAAAAGGCCGACCAGGTGGTCGGCAGGTGATTACTTCAGCACATCAACTTTCACATTGTTGAAACGGTAATCTTCAAAGTCTGCATTCAGCACGACGTTTATGTTATTTACATTCGGAACAGGCGGAAAGAAAATTACCGATTTCGCGGTTACACCCGGTTCTATGAAGTCTGGGGCTTTATCTACGTCTTTATTGTAATATCGATCCCAGTTGGTGTCGAAGTCATATTCATATTGCTTTCCGTTGGCAACTATTTTTGACAAGGAATCTCCCGTCATTGCCTGATCATCCGAATTGTTTGTGTACGTGACGTACAGACGCAACGAGTCGTCGTCTTGCTCGGCTCTATCGAGTGTGATAGTCACTCCTTTAATGGTTTGGCTCTTGTTATTTGGCTGAACCGCCGTAGAGCCTCCCTGTGACCCGCTAGACTGGCCTGTCACCCGTACCGTCTTAGAGTTAGGATCATAGTCCACTGTAGCCCCCAGAAGCTCCGCAACAGCCCTCAGAGGTAAGTATGTAACCCCGCCAATAATCTTCGTCTCGGCGTTCGACGTTTTGCCGTTTACGATCAGCGTCAGTTTCGTGGCGGCGAAGGCTCCAATCCCCATAGATACGATCATGAGGCTGGCGATGATCGAGGCAATCAATAGCTTTTTCTTCATTCCCATTCTCCCTTTATGACCCCCATCGGCTAGGGTATTTGTCTGTAATCTTCCAGCATCCCGATCATACTACATTAGACCTAAAATGAGAATCCAAAAAATAGATTAGTAATTGTTGACAGTCACAAATGCGACGTGATATGATTCGTCCGACAGGTCGCATTTGTGACGTGATTTACGAAAGTAGGGAGGGGTTTTATGCGAAAGAAAACCATACTTGAGGAAGTCTTCACAGCAAGTGAAGCAGCGAGCTTTCTTGGTCTTTCGAAGAGGCAAGTTTATAGACTCTGTGACCAAGATAAATTGATACATAGACGTGATGAGAATAACAATGTAATCTTATTAAGACGGAGTGTTATTGAATACGAAATTAAACGAAAAGAAAAAACTTCAATGTGATTCAGAAGAACTAATTAGTAATAATAAGGGGCGAGTCAGTAATGTCAGATTTCTTGCTTTTCATGCTCTTCTCAACCTTTGAAGGACTAGCGGTTTATGCCGCAGCGACGTACACATTTAGGATCAATCTGAGGCGGTACATCTGGCACACGTTGCTGATCTTAGAGATTATCAACGTGCAGAATTATCTCGCCAGGACGGAGCTTCACGAGATCGCGACGGTGGCCGCACCCTTGCTAAACATCTTGATATCCATTCTCTTTTTCGTTGTTGTTGTACGAGCCCCTTTGCTTTGGTCAGGAGTAATGGCCGTTACTGGAGTAGTGGTAATAGGTGTTGTTCAAACATCGCTTATATTTGGCATCTTTGGCGGCGTGGATCAAATGAACACAGAAATCACAAATACATACTTGATTCAGTTTTTGACGGGTTTTGTAGTGGTCGTCACTGGAAACATCTTATACCGAAGAGGGTTCGGATTTACATTTGACTTCGACAAGGTTCTGCGGTTCGAAAGATTAGGTGTTATCGTTGCAATGATCTTGACTATCTCGTTTATACTAGGCATGATGCTGCTAGGGGACCTGCGATTCAACCTTGTTGGGTTTTTAGTAGTCCTGGCGGGGCTTTTATTCTTCGCGATCCGCCGAGAGCGGACACATGGAATTTAGGTCTTGAGAGGAGGTGATGAATGGGTGAAGCATCGTATTTATATGTTGATAGCGACGATGTTGGCGGGGGCTGCCGTCGTAATAGTATCTACTGGTAGCTGGCTGTACATCAACCAGCCGGAAACGCCGGAAGAACTATTACGTAAACCGGAGTGATGGGTATGCACTTTTTAGCTGTGACCCTTGACGCCGAGGGTAAATCAGGAATCATCAACGTTAAAGTATCCGATGTGACACATCTAGAGTCCGACTCACCAACCATGGTAGCAGTACATACATCGGATCGTAAATATTTCGTGATGGGCAGTATCAAGTATTTCACAGGGGTCCTTGAGGCGAGTGGTTACGAATTTTTCCTTTCTGACAAAGGGACCTTAGTCAACCTGAATTATGTGATCAGAGTGGACACAGGTTTAATGATCCTTCATTTGTCAAACGGCAAGAAGACGTACTACTCACGAAACAAGAAGGACCAATTACTTTCGACACTCTCGTTAAGGGGAATTTAACCTCTGGACGGGAGTTTTTTTTAATTTACAAATATAACACGTTTATTTTGCAGAGTGTGTCGATGCGTGTCGATTTATATTTACAGATTTTTCGAAGAATCCGTCATTTACATAAATTCGCCAATAGTAGATAATTGAACTTGTCAAGGAAAATTCAACCCGGTGAAATGTTAAAGGAAAAGTTGACAAATCGGAGTTTTACTATAGGGTGGATTTTCGACAGGGGAGGGAGCGTAAGCTCCAGACCAACTGCGGTTTATTCGTGGAAGTGGTAGAGGTCATCTATTCTGCATCTGAGGATGATTGCCAAACCTCTTAGAGTGAGTATGTTATTGCATATCTTTTCGTTTCGCTCATATTGGGATATGAGAGTATCGGACACGGATATGCCAAGATGACTAAGACGGCTGGACAACTCTTTTTGGGTGATCCCTATGACCTTTCGATGTTCGCGCAGTCGGCAACTCCCGAGTCGGAGTGCCATTGGTCGCCCCTTTCGAAATTCTGACATTTGGGGAACGCACGTTCGTTAAATTGTGATATAATCGATTTATCAGCAACTCGTACATATATGTGAAGGGGAGTGTCTGTCATTATAAATAAAAAAGTGATTGATCTAAAAAAGCTCTCGGTAGTGATGGGCAAGGAAGAAAATTATTTGATTAATCTTGTCCGTTTCGAAGTTGACGCTCCATCCGAACAATTGCAATCATCCTCTTGTATTCCTCCTCAGAAACTTCTTGACCATCAATAATGATTGTATATCCTTCTTTTACATCCTCATCTGATAAATCAAGAACGAGTTCATAAAACTCCCGCTCATTTTCATCTGAGTTGGAGTTTTTTTGATTATCAAATTTAGCTTGGCTCATCGATTCTGATTTCTTCTTATGTTCAATAATTTCGGTTTCAGTCAGATCATCGAGATATCCAGCAGCGGCCATCATTTCCATGTATGTAGTGGACTCAAGCGCGTTAGCTAGTTTTATTAAAGTTTTCTGTTCTGGTTGTTTTCTCTTTCCGGTTTCAAGTCGTGATAACTGAGCGACACTAACATCTGCAAGATTCGATAGCTGTTCAAGCGTCAATCCTTGCGCTTTTCTCAATCCTTTTAGGTACTCTCCGAAATTCTCACTCATTTCATTTGCTCCTTATTATTTTTCTATATGTAATATTCTCACTTGATATGACTAATATACAGCAAAATTACCGCGAGGTAAAGAGAAACTTAGTAAAACGGTTACCACGTGGCAAATTCGGTTGAATCCGGCCAAATAAGACGGTTTTCAGGGTTTTACCATGTGGCAAACTTGTAGTATATTTTTCCCACGGGGCAAATTTACCACAAGGAAAATTGCGAAGGGAGGTATTCGATTGTCACCTAAAACAGCAGATTTTGGATCATACATCAGGGAGTGCAGACAAAAAAAAGAGATGAATATCAGCCAATTGGCTGAGGCGGCAGAAATCAGTGCTGCACAAGTTTCAAGAATTGAATGCGGCCTTAGATTGACGCCTAAGCCCCAAACATTGAAAGCATTAGCGAACGCACTGGATGTTGATTTTGAGGATTTGATGAGACGCGCAGGTTACTTCGATTAAGGCAGGTGTTTTATGGATAAGTCAACCGCAAGGTATCGCGTCCTATTAGGAAAAGCATTGTTGGAAATGGCTAGAGAATCTTTGGGTACGGATGCAACATTATCTCAGATGGCGATATTTGCATCAAACAAGATTGGCGTTCCTGCTGAAGAAGCTAAAGCTTTGATTGTATCCGCTTGTTGAGGAGGTGACTAATTGAAAACAAAAATAGCAGCGAAGGATATATACCGAGAGTACGTTGTAAACGGACTGAGCGATAGAGATATTGCTTCTAAATACGGTTTAGATAGATCCACGGTTGCAAAAAGAAGAAGGAGTCTGGGTATCAAAGCTAGAGGAAACGCCTATATCGACGGTCATTTGAGCGTAAAAAACTCCCTTGGTGCGAGAGGGTATAGCTTTCGCGACCGGAGGGAAAAAAGCGGCGTTTCACGAGTCAATTTCCTAGTCGAGAGGGTTTGTAGAGTTCAGGTATACACATCCGAATTAAAAGATGATGGCAGTTGGGTCTTTCAATTCTCGCCTCGAAGTGAAGGGGACGTTCGAGAAGGCAATGATTACTTTGTTAAGGTTGGCGATCACTATTACAAAGACCATTCAAAGACCTGTGACGTCGTCATCTTTTGTGGACTGGACACTACAAACAAGCATTTCATAGTGGATTCCAAGAAACTGCCTGTTGAATTGAAAGTTTTGAAGATCCCTGTGGAGATAGGTAAATACAGAAAGCTACTTGAGAGATGGGATGTTATTGATCGAGTGGTCACAAAAAGGAAGGGAGGCACCCAGTGAATCAACTGGATTTATCAAATGACCTGAATGTCATTGTAGCCGAGATTAACAGTTTTAAACAAATAGCTGGGCAGTCGGTTTTCGAAATCGGTAAGCGTCTGAAGCATGTGAAAGACAACGACCTAGCACATGGGCAATGGGAATTGTGGCTGGATTCAGTAGACATTAATGCTAGGACTGCGAGGGCGTTCATTCAAGCCTATGAACAATTCGGAAATCGGCAGACATCTACCGATTTGCCGACAGGGAAGATTTTCGAAATGCTCTCCCTACCTGAATCGGTTGACCGCCAAGAGTTCATCGAGCAGCCTCACAAAGTCCCGTCGACAGGCGAAACAAAGACCGTTGACGAGATGACAGTGAAGGAACTTCGGGAGGTAAAGAAGTCTCTCAAGGAAGCCGAACAAGCCAGAACGGAAGCTGAACGCCGCGCCAAGGAAGCTGAGACGGCTCGGCAACTATCGATCAACCAGCACTCCGAACAGCAGGAAAGGCTCTTATCACAGATCGAGGAATTGAAGAAGAAGAAGGCTCCCACAGCAGCGGACAATGCGAAGCTACAGGAACTGAGCGCCGAGAACGCCCGATTATCGATCAGCATCCAGAAGCTCGAAGACGAGCTGCTTGAGCGCAATAGAGCGATGGAAAAGCGAAGTCACGACCTCCGAAAGATGAAGGAGAGTCTGAACAAGACGACAGCTTACGTCACAGTGGATCTGTCGGCAGCTCTGATGCACTTTCGGTCGATCAGTGATCATAAAGAGGCTATCGACACGGCCGAGATTTTTTGGCAGGAACTCGATGAGACGATCCGACAGCAGCGCAGCAAGTGGGAGGAAGTAATGCAAACCAATCTGGAGGTGAAGGAGCATGCAACAACTCGAATTGCTGCTGGACGACAAAGACTCGTTATTGATGCGGATTGCGAAACTTGAGGCAGAGGTAGAACGGAAGGACTTGCAAATCACGTCCTATATCAATCGCATGACGATCAACAAAACCGAACGTAAGGCGATCCGGCGACAGTCCAAAACAAAGGCGGTTTCTATCTTGGGAGAGGTTGGCTCCCAGAGTTACAAGAAGGGTTACCGACCAATCTTCAACCAGATTTACGGCGATCTGAAGGAAAAGTTTAACATCGGCAGCATTGATGACCTTTTGGAGATTCACTTCACAGCGGCGATTCACTTCATTGACGCGTGGCAACCGAAGGAACCTGTTGAGACTCCAAAAGAATGCATCCTCTGCGAAGAAAAAACCGCCACCCTGGAATTGGATGACGGATCGTACATTTGTTGCACCTGCGCTCAGATCATGGGAGAGCTTGCTCCCTAAACACTATTCCAGATGTGAATGAATTGAGTCGCTTCAGCTTCAAGAGCAAGGATTACATCAGTTTCTAAATGATCACTTGTCGCTAAATGCAACTTACCTTTCCTAACATCCAAAATCGAATATTTCGCTTCATTTACACTTCCATTCGTTGTTGATGTTGCTAGAAGTGCCAATGCATTCTTAGCTCGACGTTTATCGATTTTTTCTTTGTTGAAGTACAGCTTGATCAAATGAGGTTCGCCTTTCAAAAACAATCCTACCTCAGGTGAAGATTTAACGGAAAGACTACCGAATGACCAAAAAGATTTTCCTGGATCAAACCACTTTTCTTCTTTACGTTTCAAGAATTTTTCATAGGAAGTTATAGCTTCCAAGTAGTTTGTTTTCTTTTTGTCATTGACCTTTCCAATCAAGTCATGCAAGTAATCAATCTTCATTTTCTCTTCATGAAACAGTGGAATAGCTTCCCTCAAAGCTTTCCAATAATCGGTTGCAGGGTTGTACTCACTGTACTTAATGTCTCTAACCGATTTTACTTTACTAGGCCCATTTGATTTAAGTGAGAAATCAAGAAACTGCGTCATGCTGATGTTTATCTTTTCTATTTTTGTACACCCCCTATCTCGAATGGAAGATATAAGCATCTCAAGTTTAACTGGAAATCCATTCGACATAAAGTGATTTTTTGTGAGGAGGCCCCACATGATCGGTATCCACGCAGTACACAGACGGATGGCAGGATTGATAAGCAAGTCCAGACAACTCGGAGGGCTCGATAAATTGAGCGACCAAGAGCAACGGGACCTGTATCACTGCCTCATCGTGAACGCGGATACTGTCGTGAAGCTCGACTCCTACAAGCAACTTAGCTTTTATGCAGCAACTATCGGCGACATCGAGTGGCAACACGACATCTGCGCGAAGATAGAGGCGATTGAGACCCAACTTATCTGAAGGGAGCAACGATATGCCTTGCGAGAGCAACATACAAGACTATTTCCGCCTCGTTTGGTCGTGCATGAGACGCTATAGGCCCATCATGAGATACCGCAACATCGAGGAGGAGGATATGTTTCAAGTCGGCTGTATGGGCCTCCTGAGAGCCGTGAGACACTTCGAGGAGTGCAGGGGATTGTCCTTCTCGACCTACGCCGTGCCGACGATCAGAGGCTACATGATCCGGTATATCCGGGACACACAGCCTATCCATTACAGCCGGTCGGTTAGAGAACTGGCAAGCAAACTCATTCGGGATCATTTAACCGACGAGAGCCCCGAACGGATAGCTGACATCATGGGATGCACCGTGGCGCTGGCGATCAATGCCCTGTCCATGATCGACGTCAAATTCACCTCTGAGCAAGATGTGTGGAGCGAGGATGACGACACACAGCTCCATGTTGACGCCTTTATCGACGACCTCCCTCGGATTCAGAGCCAGATCATCAAATTGAGGCTGCGAGGAGTGAGCCAGTCAGACATATCACATCGACTCGGATTGTCGCAGCCTACAGTTTCAAGGGCGCTGCAAAAGATCGGCAAGCAATACATTTCGATTATGAAAGGAGCAGCGGCTATATGAAAGTCCAGCGCGGAGAAATCTACATGGCGGACTTCGACGACGCCAAAGGCAGCGAGCAGCGCGGCAAACGCCCGGTGCTGGTGATCCAGAATGACATCGGGAATGATCGGTCCCCAACGACTATTGTCGCGGCGATCAGCTATGAGACACGGCGGTATATGCACACTCATGTTTTGATTAAGCCGAACGAATGCGGCCTGCCTGCACCGTCAGCGGTCATGTTGGAGCAGATCCGCACGGTGTCCCAAAAGCGCCTCGGTCGATACATTGGTAAACTCTCGGACTACCGCATGGAGCAGGTAGATCGGGCGATACAGATCAGTCTCGGATTGATCGAGTTCACAGTGAGAGGCGGAAAACGAGATGGATAACGATCAGTACCGAGCAAACTGCATCTACTCTTCGCAGTTCGAATCCTATATGATCACCCGTCGCCGTTACAACATTGCAGAGTTCGCCCGTCGCCAGTATCACCGCAATTACGCCCTGCTGACTCGCTCCCAGGCCCGTATGCAATGACCCCGGCAATGCTGGATGTACTGTGCGGAGGAGACGAGCGGAACGACCTCCTGAGCTATCCTGGGGCCGCACAATATATGGGACTGACAATCGATCAAGCGTATGCGATTTATCGGCGCACATTATTTTTTTTGCCAAAATCAGCTAAAAACGCCCTTGAAGGAGGTGAAAACGGTGGATACGAAGCAAACGGAATGCGCGATCAGTACCTGTAGCGGGAAGATCAAAGTAGGTGATTGGAAGATTGGTGGGCAAGCATTCTGTAGTACGAAGTGCTTCTTAAAACGCATGGGGGAACGGCTTAATCAAAATGCGAAATTGGAGGGAAAAACATGAAACCAGAAGAGATCGAGTACAAACAAGCGGAACTGCACCGGGCGCAAAAACTCCAAAATCGGATTCAATCCTTGGAGGCAATCTTGGAGAATCCAGATGGCATCAAAACTGTCGTCATCTTCTATGGGGAATCAAAGGCTACAAACATCTTCGACAGCAAAGAGCGCATCGAGGCGTGTGAAGGATTGAAGCCAATCATCGAAACTGAACTCGAAGCGCTGAAGGCAGAACTCGAAGCCATCTAAAAAGACCACTCCCGCCAGAGTGGTCCATGTGAAACGAATCGACATCATCATATCACAAATTAACGGAGGAATCATCCATGGATAAAAAACAAGCATTCCGTATCGCGGTTCAAGCAGGTAAGGCTCGGGACTTCGCCTTCATGAAGGCCAACAAACTGTTCAAGCGCCCGAAGCGCGACAAAGTGCCTTATGACCCCTTCAAACGGTCGCTGGGGCTCTCGCAGGTGTCGGCTGAAATCAAACGCAAATACAACCATCTTTGCGGTCGCAGTGATCGGAGATGGATTGCTCGGAAGGCTAACAAGTTTTTCGTGGCCTTCTATAACGGCAATGGCCCACAGCGAGTCTATCACGACACTCGGCCATCCCGGTATGCGGGGCGGGGCTAATGCCTGACGAGCCTAATCTGGATCGGTTCTCGCGTCCTCTGTGGCGTGAGCTGCCGTTCCGCAAGCCATCAGAAGATGAGATGGAGGACTACAGGGAGCAAGAGCGCATCGACCGCTACGAGGCAGCTGAGAGGGCGAGACGTGAAGCCCGCGTAAGGAGAGACCCATTTTATCCGCCAGCTTGGGCGGAAGAGGAGGGATTCGATGACAGTCAAGGATCTGATTAACGAGCTTCTGGATTATCCGATGGACTTGGAAGTGGATATCGAAATCAACGGCGACAAGGAATACACCATTGATAGCTTGGGGCATGGGTACAGGAAAGTCCTAATCAAAATCGATGTGCCGGAGGAATCCAATGAAGCCGATTAGGTTAGCTGATACACGCAAAATGAGCCACGACGAATGGCTGCAAATGCGACGCTTGGGTATCGGAGGATCGGACGTCGCAGCTATCTGTAATATGAATCGTTACAAATCAGCGATGAATGTATATCTCGACAAATTGGGAGAAATCCCGCCGCTTGAAGATAACCCGAGAATGCGGGCTGGTCGGGAGTTGGAAGAGCCGATTGCTCAGTGGTTCGCCAAGGACACAGGATTCAAAATCCGCAAGCGAAACGCGATCTTCCAGCACCCAGAACACCCATTCATGTTAGCTAACATCGACCGCGAAATCGTCGGCAGTGAGAACGCCGGACTCGAAATCAAGAACACCTCAGAATACTGCCGAGACGACTGGAGCGGCACACAGGCCCCTACAGAGTACATCCTGCAATGCAATCACTACATGGCCGTCACAGGAAAGGAACGCTGGTATATATGCGTCCTGATTGGAGGATGGGACCTTCAGTGGCGCGTCATCGAACGGGATGAAGAACTCATTCAAAACCTCATCACCATCGAGAAGGAGTTCTGGGAAGGGCACGTTCTCGCAAAGATCCCTCCAGCATTCTCACATCAAGATAGCGACTATCTCAAAGGGCAATACCCGCAGTCAGTTGAAACCGAACGGGTCCACTTGACCGAAGCTGAATATCCCATCATGCAATCTCTCTTCGAAGCCAGACGCCTTAAAAAGGTTTCCGAGGAGCGAGAGGAAGCCGCTAAGAATCAGATCAAGGGAATCATGGGCGAAGCTGAACGTGCCTACTACGAGGGCGAACTGCGGTTCACCTGGAAGACTGGAAGTAAATCACGCACCTTCAGGGTGGTTGGAGGAGAAGAGTAGTGACAAAAACAGTAGATCAATCGGACCTGAAAGGCCAGTTGGCGAAGCGCACCATGACCAAGGCAGAGAACTTCAACCAGGTCATCAAAAATGAGTTGGCCGTCAACTTCCAAGCTATCAAATCCTTGGTCCCAAAGCACATGACGCCGGAGCGTCTGGCGCGGATCACACTCACTGCCATCAGCCGGACGCCCAAGCTTGCAGAATGCACGCCTGAAACCATCGTAGGGGCTGTCATGAATTGCGCAACTCTCGGTCTGGAGCCGAATCTTATCGGTCATGCGTACCTTGTGCCCTTCCGAAACAACAAAACCAATCAGATGGAATGTCAATTCCAGATTGGCTACAAAGGTCAAATTGACCTGATTCGTCGGACTGGAGAAGTTTCTAAAATCAACGCAGAGACGGTTTATGAGAATGATATTTTCGTCTACGTCAAAGGCGAAGACAGAAGGATGGTTCACATCACATTCGATATGCTCCCCCTTTTGGAAAAGTACATTCCTAAAGAAGTCGACTCTTACTTAGATGCCATGGTTCTACAAGCTATCAACGACATCAGAGAGAGAAATCCTCAGAGTCAAGGTAAGCCGGTTCGCTACTATTCTTCCTATCACTTAAAAGATGGCTCCTTTGATTTCACTACAATGACCAAAGAACAGGCCTTGGAACACGCTAATCGCTTCTCGAAGTCGAAATACAATGGACAACTTACAGGCCCATGGAAAGACCACTTCGATTCCATGGCGCTTAAAACCTGCATCAAAGAAATGTCGAAATTCATGCCAATCAGCATCGAGGTTCAAGAGAAATTGACCACTGACGAGTCGGTAGTTAAGGTTCGCCAGAACACCAGCGGCATCGAATCGGATAACGTCTTTGATGTCGAGTACAAGGTGATGGGTGATGACGGGGAACCAGACGACGAAGGCACCACAGCAATTGACCCTAACGACACAAGCGGCGACGTGACTAAATAAGAAAGTAAATTTCAAAAGAGAAGAGGTTCTATAGATGCCAAATTGGTGTGTGGGAACATTGAAGGTTCGCGGCGAGAAGGAAGACTTGAAACGATTTTTGTTGGAGGGATTGACACCAGTATCTGGACTCCCTGCTGCTTTTGGAGGGAAACAGCCGCCAAAGAAGGTTAAGGAAACTGATTATAGCTTGGAAATCAGCACAGAGGGGGCTTTTGGATTTTACATTGAAGAAACTCATCGCAATTTTATTGATCAAAAATCGATCTCTTGGTATCTCGATGAAGGTAACGTGTTAGTCCTAGAAGACTTCCAAGCGGCTTGGGGTATCGATCCCGGACCACTCGCTGATTTGTCAAAGAAATACAACCTCGACTTCAAGATTTACGCTTACGAGAGAGGGATGCAATTCAACATGAACATTGAGATTCATAAAGGGACCGTTATCACGTGCGAGACAATCAAGTTCGACGATTACGACTGGGAGTGCCCTGAACCAAACAGAGGCGGTTAATATGCCAGTCGGAGACTTTAACCCCGCCCCTAAGCCCGGCAAGTCGGTCCGCGTGAAGCCCACACAGCGCCAGTTAGGTGAGATAAGCGCCAAGGTGGACAAAGAGCTTAAGGCTCGCTCTGGATACGTCTGTGAGCTCTGCAAACGTGCCAGAGCGGTCGAGAGGGCGCACATTATCGGTCGTAGGCAACTGAAACATAAAACAACCGTCAAAGATCTGCTGCATCTCTGCACCAAATGCCACGACTGGCTAGACGAAACGCCGGAAGGCATCAGATACAGAAAGTCTTTAGCCGAAAGGAGAATGTCAGGTGAGAATCAAGATCCTAAACAGCAAGGGATTCCGGCAACAGGTCCTTCAGGCCGGAACGGTGGTTGAGGCTCGAAAAGTGGCGACTCGCACTGATCGGGGCTATCCTGTCACCGGATATCAGATCACCGAGAATGGACCTGCAATCGGCATGATTATCCAGGACATCGACTGTGAAGTACTTCCGTCAACACCGACTTACACCGAAGAAGAGTACCGCGCTATCGTTTTTGATCGGGACGAGACAAACATGCTGTACTTCAGCGCCTTGGGAGACATTGCGGAGCATGGGCGGACGATTAAAAAGCTCCAGGACCAATTAGAAAATCTCCGTGAGCCGCTGCCGGAATTCGTGATCAAGGAGATTGAACGAAAACGAGCGGAAGGCCAGTCCGACTACTGCATTCTGGAAAACATGGTCGGTAAACGAGTTAAGGATAAACAACTCGTAAACTGGCTATTAAGTGGAACTCGCAGTACGCAACTTATGCGAGCGCTGGTCAATGGCTACAAGGTGGAAGTCTCACGAAGCCGCCTCGATCAATTGGAGTCGGACATTGCCGACTTTTTACAAGTCACTTTCGGCAAGCACCTTAAGGATGGGGCGGACTTTTATACTCCCGCCCAATCGATCATCGAGCGCGTGAACGAACATCAACCAAAATAGGGTGAGGTGGTATGGCAAGACCGCAGAAGGAGAATGGTTTCGCGCCACTCGCCAATGAAATATTAGACGAAATCTGTCAATACAAATTCAACGCCTCTCAACTACAGATCATCATCAAAGTTTGGCGGCTGACCTACGGATACAGCAGGAAGGATCATGATTTTTCAATATCCTTCCTGCAACAAACAACGAGACTGGCGACGAGCACGGTTAAACGGGAGGTTGGTCTTCTCATTAAGGCCAACGTCCTCCAGGTGACAAAAGAGGCTACGAATGCCGCAGCAAGAAAACTTTCCTTCAATAAAGACTACGAGCAATGGGCCATCGAAAAACGAGGTGACGACATGAGCGGTGAACATGACTTGTTTTCGGATTTTGGGGTATCAGATTCGATACCTCAAGATAAATCCGAGGTATCAGATCCGAACCCTCCAGAGGTATCAGATCTGAGCCCCCAAGTGATTACTTTGGGGTATCAGATCCGAGCCCCATATAAAGAAAAAGATCTTAAAGAAATTAATAAAGAAAAGGAGCAGTGTTTTAATGAGTTCTATTCATGCTATCCAAGAAAGGTAAGTAAGGCATCAGCAATCAAAGCATGGAACAAACTCTGCAAGATGCAATCATTCAGTCCAGATACCGTTATAGCCAATACACAAAATTATGCGGAGACCTGCAAGTTACTAAAAACCGAAGCAAGGTACATCCCACATCCTTCGACGTATCTCAATAACTCACGGTGGGAGGATTACCCGGTAGTTGACCCGGAGGGGTTGGAGAAGGGATCGAAGAAATTCAGCAGCGACATGAGCGAACTACAACGCATGATGAAGGAGGCCGAGGAGCGTGAAAGAATCGGAAGTCCTCAAGCTCTTCTCGATAATCCGAACCGAACATAAGAACTTCGAAATCACAGACGAGAAGAAAGCCCTTTGGTGCCGGTTGATGAAGGACATCACATTCGAGACGGCAGCACAAAACCTTTGGGAGCATCTGAGGACGTCACGGATGGAGCCGAAAGCTTCTGACCTTATCCGGCTCGACAAATCGGATCCGAACCAATTGCGGCTCCATACATCAGAAAGGATGGACCGGCTGGAGGCGTGGGAACGAGACGCAATAGATTGCCCGCCTCATATCCTAGAGCGCCTGCGCGGGGGTGGCATCATTGGAGATTGATAACTCTTACGGAGCTGAGACGGAGGTTCTTGGATCGATAATCAAAAGCCCGGAGTTGATGGACTCATGCTTTCTGTCCCCGGAAGAGTTCGGTGATGATCGACATCGGCTGATTATGAAATTCCTTCAACACCTTCACGCAGATAACATCCCGGTAGATCTTACGAGCATCTGTAGGGAGGCTGGGAAAGATGTCGACAAGATAGGTGGTCCCGCATACCTCCTGGAACTTCGAGGCACAGTCATAACCACCATCAACTTTGACTATCATCAATCGGTCGTCCGCGAGGCTTACATCGAGCGTCGGACGGCTCAGGAAATGCAGGCGATGGTGCGCGAGGTCTACACCGGTGATGGCGACATTAAAGGCAAACTCGCCAAGGGCCAAGCCAAGCTGGAAGAATTGGTCGAACTCGCAAACAAATCCCTTGGCGGTGGTCTGCGGCGGATGGGTGGCGCTTTGGAAGGCCATGTAGAGCTCCTGAGGGAGCGGAAGAAGAAGAAGGGTGTCACAGGGACCCGAACACTCAGTAAGGACTTAAATCGCATCACGGGAGGCCATCAGCCGACCGACCTTGAAGTCATCGCAGCTCGACCAAGCATGGGAAAGACGGCCTGCATGATATGCGATGCGTTGGCAGCAGCACAGGACGGTGCGGCGTCAGTCATCTTCTCTGGTGAAATGCCTGACCTCCAAATAACAGAACGGGCGATATGCGCTCTTGCGAATCTTGACAATAGCAAAATGCGAACAGGAATGTTCGACGACTCTGACTGGGATAGGTACAGTTTCGCTCGAACACAACTTGAGCAACTGCCGATTTACATTGACGACACGCCAGGCATGACCATCCAGCACATCCGTAAAGAGGTCAAAAAGATGATCAAGGTTCATCCCAAAATGATCGTTTATGTTGATTACCTCCAGTTGATCGGCGGGGGGCGGCGGTTCGACTCTAGGCGAGAAGAAGTTAACTACATCTCGAAGCAGCTTAAATCAATCGCTCGGGTGTATAACGTAACCGTCGTAGCCTTGGCGCAACTGAGCCGTGACGTAGAGAAGCGTCAAGACAAACGGCCAATGATGAGTGATTTGGGCGAGTCAGGAGCAATTGAGCAGGACGCCGACATTATCACATTCCTGTACCGAGATGACTACTACGACAAGGAATCTGAGAAAAAGAACATCGTCGAAATCATCTTAGCGAAAGGCCGGAACGTGGGAACAGGCGTGGTGGAAATGGCATTCCTCAAAAATATCGGTAAGTTCGCCGAGATCGACCAGAGCCAGAAATGAAGCCCCGCATCACCAGCGAGGAGAAATACGAAGCAGCGCTCGCCAATCTGGTCAAGGGGGCCAAAAGGATCGACAGCCCGCTGACCAACGAAACCGAGAAGGCGGAGCTGCTGCCAAAATACCAAGCGCTGGCTGAGATGATCGAGGAATACCGCGTCCGCTCATATCTGGAAGCATCGCCGGGAAGCCGCCCGGCATATATCAAAATGGGAATCGTGGAGGAATGAGCATGGGCAAATTGCAACTCATCAGCAAACGAGATAACCGAACGAAAGGAGTGTCCATCACAATCGGCGTTGATGGTCGGATGTATCTCAGCCAAGGCCTGAAAAATCTCCTTCAACACAACGCCAGTGCGAAATACTTCCTTTATTACGATACTGAGGACAATCGAATCGGCATTTCAACCAGTCATCCAGACGCCAACGTCGACGCCTTTGACTTCAACGCAAACGGCGAGGGACGCGTTGTGAGCTTCGTGGAGGATTGCGAGATTCATATCCCGGGCAAGCCGATCACATGGCTGTATGAGGCCAAGGAGGACGGCATATACGTCTTCTACGCTAAGGGGCGACAGCAGACGACATTCCGACAAGAGAGGAACGGAAACCTCGAAAAAATCTAGGGGAGGGAACGGGTTGAAAATCACAAGAGAGGACTACCAACGAGCAGCAGAACACGGCGTATCAGAAAATCTGCTCTACACCCGAGACCGGCGCGGATGGGAGCGAGAAAAAGCAATCACAACCAGACCGAAACAGAAACCAGAACGGTCGGAAGAGGAAATGGAATACTGCGCCAAAGCCATCCAGAAGGGCATTAAACGGTCTGTCTACTGGTGGAGGGTAGATGCAGGCTGGGACCTCGCAAAAGCCGCCACAGACGCCGTGAGAGCGTGGAACAAGGCGTACTGAAGATAGGGGGAATGGACAATGCATAACGAAATCAAAATCAAACTGACGCCAGAGCAACGCTTCCTGATCGAAGTTGCAAAAGGTGAAATGCTGGTCATGGTCGATGAAATCCTGTATTTCGGCGGAGCTGAACAGATTGGATTCTCAGGCAAGGCGTTCAACATTGACTACGAGGACATGACGCTGAAAGAAAGCACTGAACGTGTTCACGTGGGATTTGAGATGAATGAAATTAGCGTGCACGAGGTCTGAGGGGAGATAAAACCAATGAACCAACCAGATACGGGAGAGACACCTTGCATCGTCTGTGGAGTGGACGTACCTGATTACGAGCCTGAAATGTGCTGCTCGGGTTACATGTGTGGTTGCATGGGGCTGCCGATAGAACCACCGATTTGCTCAAAAGAGTGCACGGAAAAGGCGTTTGGAGGGGAGACAAGAGGATGAACGAATCAGCCACCACAGAAAAAGTAACCGGACCAGACAGGCTAACGGACACAGAGCTAGACGAGCTACAAGCCGTCGTGGACCATCTGCATACAGATCACGAGCTAGACAACCGTCACCACAGGCTGTTCAGTGCCTTGATCTTGGGCTACGACGCCGCATGGGAACACATCAAACGTACAGGAGGTGCACACGGTGGATAAGCTACAGGAGATCCGGGAGGCGCTGGCAGCGGCAACGCCGGGGCCGTGGGGAGTGACAAATTTGGGAGACATCCACATCACAAAAGGATATCGATACGAAAACGGCCTGCACGTAGCACGATGGATAGCAGACATGTGCGATAAAGAGGACAATGAATCGAGCGAAGCAGACGCCCACCTCATCGCCAATGCTCCTGAGTATCTGGCCCACCTACTGGAGACGGTAGAGCAGTTACAACGTCAAGTCACGGACCAAGAGATGGTGATTAAGGCGAGCCACAAGACGGGCGAGGAATTGGCGGCAAGGGTTGACCACTGGATAAAGGCATGGGACAACGCCGACAAAAACTATCTCAAGCAAGAGAAAAGATCAGGCGACCTGATGCGCGAAAATGAAAAGCTGCATAGTCAAAAGGCGGAGTTGAGGCAGGAGTTGGAAAGGCTCGAAACCCAGAACACCGCCATGAAGGAAGCACTGAAAGACGCGATAAGCACAATAAACTATTTAATCAACGAATACCCGAATGAAATGTGGACGGATCAGGAGACGCGAAACTGGGAAGAGGTCGGCACGGACGAGAGGGATCGCCTCCTATCCACCATAGAGGGAGGGAAAGCGAGTGAATAGAGATCAGATCCTGGCTCTTAAGCCAAGCAGGCAAGCCAACATCTACATCCACACGCGGTTGATGGGCAACAAGGCATGGGGTCATCATCGCGGATCGGGTAACGACAAATACGTCTTCGTCCAATTTGCTCCAGAGCAGCCGAAGCGCAAGGGCGTCACGTTTTGGGAGATGTCGATGGATGAATTTGATTTTCATAACATGGTCGTTGCGGATGTGCCGGACTATACCGGATCGATAACCGCAGCAATCGAGATGCTGGAGAAGTTTGACGGCTACCAAATCACAAAAATGCATAGCGTCATATCGGAGAAAGAGATGATGTACCGGGTCATCGTCAAGGCAAACAAATACGTTGCCCACGGAGATAAATTGCCGCTTACAGCCTGCCAAGCCGCCCTTATAGCCACCCTAGACCCCCGGGGAGGGGATAACGGTGCAGCTCACGATTGACGACATCCTACCCACCGTCACCATAGACGGCAGGGAGTACAGAGCAAGCCGATTCCGGCTGAGCGGCAACGGGCGGCGGTGGGCGGACGTCGAATACTACCACCCCGACCGGGGCTGGAGAGCAGTGCAGAATTGGGATCGGATCAATCAGGTGGCAAATTTACTTTGGGGAGGCGATGCGGAGTGATAGTCCAGATCAAATTCAACGATGGGTTAACGATGATGTTCGGCGATTCATACAAGCCATGGCGGATCCAATTTGATGAATATTGCTGGGAGAACAAGAAAGAGCTCGGTGAAATCGAAGAGGTGTCGTGCTCTAATACTGATTGGATTGGCTGGGGCGGCTTGAAATGGTGTCCAGAAGAGAGCTTTCAACACCAATTGAATCGGGAAGGCTGCCAGTCAGCGGATGAAGACAATCCAAACGCTCGACAGTACAGCGATATGACATTTGCTTTTGACTCGGTAATAGCCAGGACAGCCGTACGCATTTTGCAAGACGCTAGATCTGGACAGACCGACCACCAACTGCTGTTGAAGGGTAAGCTGCCAAAGGGTGCGTAACGGCCGTCAGGCCATCGAGACGTCCGAAATACTAAGCGAAGCGAGGCCGTATAGGGCCGGGGAGGTTTTATGAGTAAGTACGATAAAGAATCTATCTACGATGAGCAGATTGCGCCGCTCATGAAGCAGATCATTGAAATCTGCAAACGCGAAGAATTGCCTATGGTATCGCAGTTTTACTTAAAGCAGCAGCATCCAGACGCGGACGTCGAAAATGATCCTATGTACAGCACCACAATGATCATCCCTGCACGAGACAAAATGTACGAGGATCACCATGCACATTTGAAATATGTGGCTGAAGCGATGATGTACGGTCCGGGCGGCAGGCCGTATGTCATGGCCATCACGGTACAAGGAGGAGCCCATGAGTAATTACAACAGCAATAATCCATCGATGCGAGTATTGTTCGGCGGAGATACGGCGCTGATCGTCCAGAACAACATGTTCTACCTTGAGAAGGACGGTGTCGAGCCCACGATCCCAGTCAGTTCTGAGTTTGTATTAGACCTTGTCGTCAACTTAAAGGAGCAACAGGCCGGGAGCCAAACACTCCTGGCAGATCGGGATGCAGAGATCAAGCGGCTGAAAAGTGTTGAGCATACGTTATGCCTAGCGGTTGGTGAGTCGGATAAGGCTATCCAGCGGCTGAAGGGTGAGCGGGCCGAACTGAGGGATGACTTGACGGCAGCGAACGCCGAATGCGAGCTCCTGGTGACAGAGGTCCAGCATCTCAAGGAGCTGATCAGCGGTAACAAAGGGGTCGAGGAGCTTTACACCGCCCAACAGTCCTTGTATAAGGCACAGGACGAGATAAGACGCCTCAAGGCCGACATCGCAGAAAAGGACGAAGCTATCGAAGTCCTGCGAGACAAAGCCTCACACTATGCAGCGGTAAGGGACAACGCCGTGATGCACGGGTACGGGCAAGCCAAGGAGATCGAGCGGCTGCGGTCATACATCGAGGAGTTGGCAGACAGCACAGACAGCGACGTTATAGCCTCACAGTGTCGCAACGTGCTGGAGGAGTCCTCCCTACCTCATCAAACAAAGCAGCCAGACACCCGAAAGCTGTGCGAAGATTGGAAACCCATTAATCAGGCACCTGACGAAGAGTCGCGGTATCTGGTGAGCGATGGGCATAACGTTGGGTTTGGATGGCGCATCTCAGACGGATCTTGGTTTGCGGACGACGCAGCGCCTTTGCTCAGCGAGGAAATCAGCCTATACATGCCGATACCAATTCCCCAGCCAGCACCGAAGGGAGAGGATAGCAATGCGGATTATCGTCAATAACCAGCATGAAGCAACCCTTATCAAGAAATTCCTGGACGCAGCTCATGAGCTTGGTATCGCCGATCTGATGGAACAAGAAGACGCAACTTCGTCGCAAGAGGCGAACGAGCAACAATTGCTCAATTCGTCTGATTACCGAATCGTTGCAGAGGCAATTTTCTGGGGTGGACCAAAAATTGAGGTCGATGCCTCAGAAGACGAACTGCGGTATGAGGATGATGATTGGGTAACCGGCACCTGCATCCACTGCGGAAGTGAAACAATGGGAACAGGCGATGGAATGGACCCACTCACCTATGAAAGATGGATCGAGATGAACAGCGCCGAAAGTCGCAAGAAGTGGAGATGCGATAGCTGCCACAAGCATATGTGCGGGAACTGCGGCGAGCGGACATACACCAATGAGGAATACGGGGAATGCGCCGAATGCATGGCGAGGGGATTGGTGCCCAATGCATCCCAAACGTAAAGCCATCTACGACCGCACCGGAGGGCGCTGCTACTACTGCGGCAGCGTCCTGGCAGAGAGAGGATGGCATGCCGATCATGTGGAGGCCATCCGGCGCAACTGGTGGACGAACACCTGCTTAAACCCGGAAAACGACACCGAAGCCAACAAAGTCCCGGCATGCGCGAGCTGCAACCGACAGAAAGGTCCACTGACCGTAGAGCAGTTTCGCGAAAAGATCGCCGCATTTGTGAACAGCCTGAACCTCTACCACAATCAATACATCGTAGCCAAGCGTTACGGGCTGGTGCAGGAGACGGGGGCACCCGTGACATTCTGGTTCGAGCGGCAAGGCAACGACACGCCCCCTGAGGGCACTAAGGGAGGATAACCAATCATGACAGACCAATTGAGAGCAGTGGCCATCGGGCCAGATCGGGTGGATATCGTTGTCGGACACGGCACGGACGAGGAATTGGCAGCGTGGTATTACGCAGAAATTAACCTGCACGAGGACGAGCGGACCGACTACCACGTAAGCGAGTATCCGCTCGACACAAAGCTTGAATGGGAAGAAGTCGGGGATATGACATTGCGGCAGTTGGTCGCCGATTGCCCGGAGTTCCCTTGCATCGCTGGCTGGGAAGATTAGGAGGGAGGATAACCAGATTGAAACTCGATAAAAAAAGGCTGTTGGAGTGTCTGGAGAAAGAAGAGGTTTCATGCGGGAAAAGGAAATTCCAGGAGAAGGATCGGTTTTATATGGGTCGCGAGACGGCAATCCGTGACGTCATTGCAAGGATTGAATTGGGAGAGTTCGATGTGAGGGAGGATAACCAGGCATGATCAAATTGACAGACAAAAAATATAAAACGCCAATCTACCTTGCTCCAGAGAATATCAACTCGGTTTACGTGGAAGGACAGCATACGGCGGTGTACGTTGGAGACTTGAGCCACACCGTGCTTGAATCCCCCGAAGAAGTAGCCAAGAAGGTGCTGTTATACAAAATGGCCATGAAAGACTATAGCAATGACTCGGTTTGGCCGGAAACTAAAAATACACTGTTTGCACTGGCCGGACTGGAGGACACCCAATGACAAACAGGGATACGGCTGCCGCTACGCTGGGTCATGCGGTCGAATCGGAGGCGTCGTTGCCGCAAAGCAAAGGCTGGGTGCATGAACGAGTGGAGGTTCACCGGACAGTGGTAACAAAGATTTGCCGCTATTACCTCAAATACACTCAGCGATTCAGAGAGTTACGAGGCGCGGTGAAGGGTTGCGAAATATGCCGCACTAAGTTTGTTGATGGTGAAAAGTTCAACCTTGCTTTCACTAGCAAAGGAAATAAGATAGTTTGCCAAGCTTGCACAGACACCGCTGAGCAACATGGAACCGAGGTAATTCTTTGGCCAAAGGCCATCGAGTCGACCGAAATCGCTAAGGCCGTAGAGGGTCTGGGGGAGGATAACCATGAGAGAGATTAGGTTCAGAGGCAAGCGGATTGACAACGGCGAGTGGCTGTACGGTCACTTGCATACCATCGACACTTTAGGTAAGGGATATACGGGTAAGGCGATACAGGTTCAACACTGGAAAGAACGCCCTTTCTCCGTCCAGGTTCATCCCGAAACAGTAGGGCAATACACCGGGCGCATCACATACGATGAGACGCTTATCTACCGGGGCGACAAACTGCAATTCGTCACATTCAACCACGATGGTACTGATAACGGCATCCAAACCGGATATGTAGAGTGGGACGACGAGGCAGCGGCATATGTGGTAGTGGATGAAAAGGACAGTGATAAGGAGTATTGGCTGTACCTGGTGCTGGCTAATGACGATGGGGTTAGGGTCATCGGCAACCGCTGGGACCAGGAGGGGAGGGTAGAGACATGAGGTTCGTCGGAATCGATCCGGCAACAGCCACAGGTATTGTAGCTATTGGTGAGGATGGGAAATTGATCGGATGGCTTGAAACTAAAGCCAAAGGAGAAACATCAACAACTCGGATCAACGACAACCTTAACAATGTTTTCCGCTTCTTAGTGCCCAATGATGTTGTCTGTATCGAAGGGTTCGCGATGGAAGCCCAGCACGACACTAACAAAGTTAGTAGCGGTCACAACTGGGCGGCAAGACTCGCAACAGATAGGAAGGTTGGAGGTTTTGAGGTAGCTACACCAAATCAATTGAAAAAGTTTGTAGCGGTAGAAGAATGGGAGCAAGATCCAGACCGACCGGGAAAGAAGAGAAGGTTGGAGGGAGAGGAAGTTAAAACACGCGTCCAAGTAGCTGTAAGCGACCATTGGGGAGATGCACCACCCACCTTTAATATTGCTGACGCCTATGTCTTGGCTCGTATCTCAGAAGCCTTGTGGAGAGTCAGGGGCGGCAAAGCTATTGAAGACTACCCAATATACCAACAAGAAGTCATCCATAATATTCTTCATCCAGAAGTTGCGAAGGAAAATAAGAAAGAGGCCAAGGCCCGGAAGAAGAAGCGCGAAGCTGCAAAGAAGGCGCAAGCTACATTGTTTTAGCCGCTCACTCGGTCGGCTACGGGCAAGCACTGCCTAAAAACCAAACATACATTCTCATTCGAGGAGGTGATTGTAAAATGTTTCACGAGCATAGGCCGAGTCCGAACCATAAAAAGCACGAGCCTTTTGTCAGCGGGATTGCTCAGTATTGGCTCACAGACGAAGAGATGGCGCTCCATGAATCTGGTCTGACGCACCTTATCCCAACAGCAGAGGAACGCGGCATTAAGCCGGAGCCGGTTGTGTACGAAACTAACGTCGGTCATGAGATCCAGACAGGCGAGCGCCGCAAAAGGTTGGACGCAGCCGACATCCTAACCGCAGAGTATCTGACAGCAGCCATGCATAATCGCATGACGATCAATATGATCGTGCAAGAAACAGGAATCGCGTACTCGACGGTGATCAAGTACATGAACCTACATGGCGTGGAAAACACCACGCGCAAAAAGACAAAGGGCCAGCAGCCCCAAATGAGGAGGCGGACAAATTGAGGATCACCATCCAACAAAGCATCCTGCACGACCGGCTGTCGCATATCTGCAAAGCAGTGAACGACAGTCCGACTATACCCATCCTGGAGGGCGTCAAGATCGACGCCAGAGGGACGCTGACCCTAACTGGCACAGACATGCATTTCAGCGCCACAACGACGCTCTCAGACTACATTGAGGACGTGCCAGGGGTAACTGTCATCCCGGCGCATAAGCTCGCAGAAGTGGTTGCCAAGCTCCCAAAACAGGAGGTGACGATAGAGGTCAAGGATGGGGCAGCGCTTATCACCTGCGGCAAGAAAAAGGTCACTCTACCGGCGCTGGATGCGGAGGACTACCCGAAGCTTGACCAAGGGGACGGGCAACTACTACCGCTCTCGACAGAAGATTTTGTACTTAGCATCAAGCAAACATTTATTGCGGTCAGTACCAGTGAGCAAACACCGCAACTGACGGGCATCAATTACTACCTCTTACATGGCGTCCTCAACATCACAGCCACAGACCGGCACAGGATGGCGAGGCAGTCGATAAAGCTGGAGGACATCAAAGAGCATATCAACCGGACGATCCCAGCTAAATCCCTACTGGAGGTCGCCAAAGCCGCCGCAAAAGGCAAGGTGGATGGAATCGATTTAGTGATCAGAGACAGCCGAGCCTATGTTACAGCAGGGGACTACAGTTACTCCTTGCGGCTCCTGGATGGGACGTACCCGGATACATCAAAGATCGTACCGAGTGGCGGTGAGCATCACATCATCGTCGGGCGTGAGGAGCTGCTGAACGCCGTCGAGCTCGGAGCTAAAGTGGCTGACGGTAAGACGCTCATCATCAAGCTATCGGTTGCTGACGACGAGCTGACTATCAGTGCCCAAGACGAGGGGGCCAACATGTCAGAGACGCTGCCAGCGCTCTACAAAGGGGAAGGTGTCAAGTTGTCTCTCAACGCCAAATACTTCATAGACGCGCTCAAGGCGATCAGCAGCAAACGTGTGGAGGTCTACATCAATTCCGCGATGCAGCCGCTACTCATTTACCCCGAGCAAGACAGGGAGTCTCTACACCTGATCTTGCCTTACCGGACGACGGGATAGGAGGCCAATATGAGAGACCGATTGACAGTACCAAAGAGGCAAATGGATGTCCTGCGCTTCATCGACTCTTTTGTTGACGAACACAACAAGTCTCCTACGGCGGAAGAAATCAAGGAAGGCATCGGCATTGAGTCAAAAGGCGCTGCACACGGCCATCTGAGCAGGTTGAGAGACAGAGGGCTAGTAACGTGGGTCAAGTATGAATTCCGCACCATTCGACTAACGGAAGCTGGAACCGAACAGGTGAGAAAAGGTCTACCATTTTGAGGGCAGAGCCCGGAGGAGATAACACATGAACATTGGGAACTTAGTACAGGAAGCGCACCAGAACGCCGTAAGCAAGGGCTGGTGGAACGAGGACCGGACGTATGGGGAATTGATTGCCTTGGTCCACTCCGAGGTCAGCGAAGCGCTGGAGGACTACAGGAACGGAAAAGGAATCAATGAGGTTTGGTATGAACATAAGAACGTTGTTGGCGGAGATGTGTATGTTAGCGGACAACCTTACTTGTTGGGTAGTGAGGGCAAGCCCTGCGGCATCCCGTCCGAGCTGGCTGACATCTGCATTCGGATCTTCGACATCGCTGGTCGGTACGAGTGGAGGGACGACCTGGAATCATACGTATTTTCACAGATGCACATTTCTGACGAGGAAGAGAGCTTTGCAGAGGCGTTGACGGGCATTCATCATGATCTGTCAGAATCATGGATCAACTACAAACGTGGGGACAGACTCGCCCCAATTAGTCACTTGGCATACGCCGTTTTAGCGGTCACGCAGCTGGCAGATAAACATAACGTCGACTTGGAGCAAGCAATCGCCGAGAAGATGGCCTACAACGCTACACGTCCACAAAGACACGGCGGTAAGGTGATCTAATATGGACTACATTAAACTAGGATATTACGTCTTCAGGATGAAACGAGCTACCAGCGTGAACAAACGAGAAATCTGGCGAATGAAAGCATGGCGGGCATTGCAGCGTGTCGTCAATAAATCGGAAATCTTTTAAGAAACCCAACCGCATAAACAGGGTGCAGACGTCTCCGGCGATCTGCGGGATATCTGCACCCATTGAACCAAACGAATGTTCTGGGAACGGAGGGGAACGCATGGGATTCATGCCACCATTTAGCCTTTGTGGATGCTGGGAGGTGTGGGACATCAAAACAAAATATCTCTCCCCAAGATGGGCTCAACTGTCATGTAGGCAATGGGTCGTAAACGGCCCGACCGAGATCAAGAACATCATCCATACTCCGCTAGACAGGCTTTTGGGGATCGACTTCGACTCCAAGGTCTTACGGGAGACAGACAAATTCATCGCCAAAATGAAGGCAAAGAATGAGCAGATTTTGCGGCTGAAGGACAAGGAAAAAGCATTATCGGAAGTCATCAAAATTCGATATTGAAAGGTTGATCGCTATGAAGGTACGTGTTGAAGGTAACATCTTCATCGAATCAGATGAACGACAATTCGTCATCAAGGAGTATACCGGAGGAACAGACAACAAAGGGCGGGAAATTTCAAAGACGCTCGGGTACTACCCCAAAATTCAACACTGCCTGAACCACTTCAAGACTATGAAGATTAAAGAATCTACTGCTACGACGCTCTCAGAGCTCCGTCAAGACATCAAACGCATCGAGGAATACATCAAGACGGTCATGCCCGACTAACGTCTGAAATCAGCTATAAATCATCCAAAAAACGAGAGGGGATACACCCAAATGACAACCACTATCAACGCTCTTTTCAACAAGCACACACGCGACTCGAAGAAAGAATCCATGACCTTCTACGTGAAAGGCACCGCAGAGGAAATGCCGGAGCTCCAGCACCTACACCGCAGCGTCGTTGTCCTGCGACTGAAAGGTGTTGACGCCCATGTCGTGGGAGAGTTCAAAAAGCTGAACCGGGACGACAAGAAGACAACCTTGGAATTCGAGATCAAGGGCGGTACATCACTGGAAAGCAGCGGCAAATTTTTTGCGGTATCGGGTACGGATGTCGAGCTTTCGTTGGAGGCAACCGGCGAGGACGTCGAGGACTTCCGGGAGGCTCAGAAGGAGTACAGGAAGGGCGTCAAAGGGGCGATCAACGCAGATGGCACGGTAGATGTGGATCGTAACCAAATGACCATTGACGACGCTCAAGACCCAATGGATGGCGTTGTATGAAGTGGCGTCCAGACTGGCTAAACATATCCGTTTACGGCGGGGTATTGGTCTTCTGGGCAATCGTCATGTGGAGCATCTGGTATTTCAATAGATAGGGGGCCAATCGGCCCCAAAGGGGTGATGTGGTGAGACACAAGCAAATGGAGTTTGAACTTCCTGAATTGGACAAGAAACGGACGCAAGTTGTGGTCGAAGCTGTTCTAGAAAAGTACCGGATGTTCAAAACAATCACTCTTGAGGAACGAGAGGCAAGCACAACAGCATCGTATAGTGACATGCCTCGAAGTTACACAGGAACAACTAGCGATCAGACGGCCAATATTGCTATCCATAATGTTGATGGAGCAGCAGTTCGGCGGGAGTACTGTAATAAGATCGATAGAGCTGTCAAGCGACTCCACCCAAAAGAAAGACTATTAATAGAAGAAAGATATATGAAAGATGATTATGTCTTTGATTGGATGGTGTATCAACAAATCTTTAATCCAGCAATTAGTAAAGACACCTACATCAAAATAAGGTGGAAGGCATTTTACAGACTGGCGTTCATTTTGGATGACATGCACATCTTGCAGATAGAGTCGATTGTAAATGGATCATCATAATGGACAAGCGAATCGGAATAAGATGTAAAGCCACCACTCAGGAGAGGGAGGGAGAGCATTGGAAGCTGCTAAACATATAAAGGAAGTGGATTCTCTCGAAAACATCAAAGAAAAAGTGACCCACTACATCGAGGGCAAGGAAGGAAGGAGAATTGGACTCATAGTGCCTGAGAACTTGCCCACAGAAGAAGAACTCGACGGACTTTATAGAAGACTTGCGGAAATCGCTCTCCGATCCAACAAAAAAAACGACGGCCATTAA